CCCGGATAGTGTCTAAGACATCTGTACGCTTCCTTGCGTACTGCACTAGGTACCCTTGGAGTCTTCTTTGGATCTAACAAGTCAATCAAGAACTGACGGGTGTTGTTAACCGCCCATGTTCTCTCATCTGGCATTGTCACTCTGCAACCTCCAACCACTCGAAGTGTCCGTTCTGCGGGTTGAACTGAGCGCATGATGTTGCGGCTGAATCTAATCGCCATTGGTTCTGAACTGAACCCGCACCTAACATCGACCCCACAATTACTCCAATAAACACTACCACAGCGTAAATCATCAATTCGTTATTTCTACTCATCTCTCAATCCTCTATGTTCCAATTCAAGTTCCATCGCTTTACGTATAACAGGTCTAATAAACAGTTGTTGTGTTTCCAAGACCGCTTCAATATGAGCGGTATCCATCTCACTCAATTTAACATACGATAACGGTTGATCACCATCTTTACCGTATGTACCCCACTCAACAGACTCTCGTATCACACTGAACTTATCGGTATCATACACAGCCAGACTGATTTGATCCTCGTGTACGGACGCACGAATATAGTCTAGACCACCATCCACCACATATTTTTTACCGTTGGCATCGGTATGACTCTGATAATCGTGACGGTTACGTGACACGAGAATCGTGCCATCCGGAGTCTGTATTGCATTTCTAACTAATGTCATAGTTTCTCTCTCATTGTTTTCATTCTATTCTTAGACTCGACCCACTTCTCGAACGTCTGAGGTTTACGGGGTTCTCCAAATGCGAGACCCTTTCTCTTGAACTCGTGTTTCAGAATCTTCTTCTCGTCTGCACCCATGAAGGTACCTACCAGACTCACTAGGCATTGACGGAACGAACGTCCGTGGTGCATGTGACCCAGAGTATGGGCAAGTTCATGGAGTAAGATGTACTTATTGAATCCGTTAATCGGACACAGAGTGACGGTACGACCGTTGGTAAAACCGGACAGGGTTTTGTTACGTTTACTCATCACGACAATCTCAGGTTGAGAGTTGAAGATACGACCCATGTCATCATCAAGAGATTTCTGCCACAACTTGATCCAAGTCTTGGATTTGTAGATCTTCTTGGAGAGTTTACGGATCTCTTCAACAGTGTCGTAAGTCGGGATATCGACTTGACGCATAAAGAGGTTCTCGGCCGAGTAAGTCATCTGACGTTCGGAATCGCGAGACTTCGACCCTTTGTTTTGTTTCGCTTTATGTTTGGTGAGATATTGGTTGTACTTATGTTCATCTGAATCGTACAACGGCATGTCAAAGTAATTATAGAGCGACATTGTCACCTCCAGTCATTCCAACCCATGCATAGGCAGGGTTCGCACAGAACATTCCGATCTCATCGAAACCTAAGATGCAGAACCCTTCTTCAGGGTTAGTGCCTTTCTCAAACTCGACTAACTCGTAGCCAGCACGGAACTCACGGACGGTGTTGATGTCAACTAATTCTACTTTCATAATATATTCTCTCTCAGTTCTCATAATCAATACAAGTATTATAGATGACTGGGCAGGAAATGTCAAGCGCTCATTTGCAAATAAAGCAAAAAAAAGGGGATATTTCTATCCCCCCAAAGGTTAGGCAGAGGCGAACTCAACTGCCTTGTTAACTGCGTTGACCTTACGGTTCTGGTTAGCACCGAACCATGCAGAACTCATTCGAGTGTCAGCACTACGACCCATCTCGTGGTCAGTCAAGTAGGTCACACTGTTCAGTGCTTGCCACCAAGTACCACGTCCAAACTCTGCTCCTGGCTGAGTCTCTAACAGATCAAACGCTTTCTTTGCGTTAGTGGTCAGATCATCGTACTTCTCAACCGCGACAGGATTCTTACCGTGATAGGTACGTGGGAACACTTCGTTGTAGTACTTGATGAGGTTGTCCATAGAGAATCTCTTTGAAGATAGGAACTGAGACATCTCTTTGAACTGGTCAAACTTCTCGTGGGCAAGACCCATAGTAGTTTTAACGTGATCCGCATCGAATACGTTACGGTGGTTCATCTTAACACCGTTGATCGCACGACCACGAAGGGCAGTAGCGAGAGTGTTCATACAAGACACACGGATCGGAGTGAATCGGATATCGACAGACTTACCGTAATCGTGTGGGTTGGAGAACAACAAGTAAGAATCAACACGGTCACCGTCCATCACATCGAACGACTCGTTGATCTTGGCCAATGCCCAAACCATCTTACCACCTTTCAGTGAACCGGCAGTGTGCATTTCCATACCACCTTCTAGACAGTACTCGTTGAAGAACTCAAAGGCAGTTTCGTTTTGGACTGGATTCCACTTACCACCAACTTGGGTAAGAATCTTGTTATCTGTAGAACGAACGAGTGCTTCCATTCCGGTCGGGACTTCTTCCCCGCCCACTCGTGCGTATGTAGGAATTTTTGATACTGACCAGTCTAAACCAGCCTTCTGCATCATTTGTTGTGGAGACAGGTCATTTGATACTTGTGTACCAATCTCACCCCAAGGTGAAGAACCAGCGTATGCCATAGTCTCGATCTGAAGGATATCATTCATGCTCATAGTTTTCTCTCTTTTCTCTAGTTAATTTCTCATTCTCAATACAAGTATTATATCATACTCAATACAAGTTTGGCAACTGTTTTCTTGAAATTATTTTAAGAAAGTGTATATTTCTATGAGTTCTTCTTTACCCTTAACTTTGATGTCCCCAATCTTACGGGATACTGTGTCGGTCAATTGGTCTTTGGTGTGACTTGAGTAGATGGTCGGGAAGTCTTTGTAGTCCCCTCGTGCAGCCGTTGCTTCCAATCGTGCGGCAAGGTTTACCGCGTCACCGATAACTGAATAGTCAAATCTGGACTCAGAACCCATATTACCAACAATACAGTCTCCGGTATTAATGCCAGTACCAACATTGATGTCAGGAAGACCTCGCTCTTTGTAAGTTTCCTTAAGCTCATCTGTTTTCTCCTCTATTTCTTTGGCAGACTTTACTGCCATGTCTGCGTGGTTCTCACAGGGTACAGGTGCGTTCCAGAACGCCATGATACAGTCACCCATGTACTTATCGATAGTACCACCGTTGTTTAAGATAATCTGTGTCATCGCATCTAGGAACTCATTGACCAACTCAACCAATCCTTCGGGATCATCGTTGTTCTTGTAGTGTTCTGAGATCGGAGTGAAGCCACATATATCCATAAATAAGAACGACATCTCCTTACGTTCGCCCCCTAGTTTCAAAAGTGATGGATCCTTCTGAAGCATATATACCATGTCCGGAGATAAATATGTCCCGAACTGTTTTTTTACTTGCTCTTTCAATTTGTATGTGGTATAATACTGATTAAAAGACGATTGCCCAAATACAAGGAACCCCGCAATTGAGACCCAAACGATATCCAGCACAAAGTAAGAATTACTCCAGACGATCCACGATATTATCGGGACGCTTGAAAGAAACAAAACAGAACTTATCACCCCAACAACTGTGGGAAATCTATAGACCGATACAAGGATTCCTAGACACACTACCAAAATCGAAAGCACTTCAACTATTAGACTCCAGTCGGGCCTCTGTATTTGAACACCTGAGAGTACGGTCTGAATTTGATGGCCTTGAACTTCGTGGGGATACACTGCACCCATTGGGGTTGGTACTGGATTAGCAACTCCCTCTGCGGTCACACCTAAAATTATTATCTTACCTTCGGGGATGGGTTCGAGTATACTCTGAGACTTAAAGTCGTGCCAGAAGGCAACAGGCAACTCTGAGGACGGCTCTGTGACCAAAGGATCCTGTTTACCCAGTCTTATCCACTCTACACCAAGAGAATTGTATTTCACGGTGTAGGATGGTTCCCCTATCCACACCCTAACGGCGTCTAACCCAAGAGAGGGGTACGGTTGTCCGTTGATGCCTACCATTAATGGTGTCCGTCTGAGAACACCTGTAGGTTGATCAACTTCAGCGGATACTGCACCCACCCCCATACTCATCTGTGCGAGTTCCGGAATAGGTATCAGTATACCACTGTAGTCGATTAGTGAATCTATAGGTTTACCGAACGTAGATACGTTGGCATATATCCCTAGATCATCCGTAGTAGTTTGGCGTGTAGGTGCGCTGGCCAGGATTACGGGTTTTAGGGCGATTGATTTTGATAGTTCCAGATCCCCCGCAAACCGATCGGGTTCTGACCATATCATTGTTGATACTATTAGAGAATTGGGTGGTGCTTGGTTGATATACTTGGCGATTGTCTTTCGCGGCCACGGGTATTGTCCTTCCTTTTCAATTGATGCTTCATCTATGTTTACCAATACAATATCGTCTATCGAGATAACCTCGTGACTTTGTTGTAGTTGATCGTAGTATGCGTACTGCAACGACTTCACAATGTCGATCTGCGATACTTTTAAAACCGCGAACAGAATGATCACGGGGATGACACTATACCACTTTGTCATTGTTGTGTTATTGTAACAGAACAACCGCCTACTGTCAAGCAATTTTGCTGTAAAGTATAGGTTGCGGTTGAATTAAATTGTTTGAGGGTCAAGTCAGTACCATACGTACCGTCAAGAGTTATATTTGCGGTATGGGTTGCGTTGGGCCCTTTCTGACGGATGAACACATCGTTCTCGTCATTGTAGATATTGAGGTTGATTTCCTTTGCACCATCGTGTTGTTGGATGGTCGTAACCTCGTTGTTGTCTCCAGCTACGTGTAGATCGACTGCATGACCATCGACACTACCTTGATTGGTCTGTTGAATAGAAACACCGTTGTTGTCTCCGTGAACGGTTAGGTCAACGGTATGTCCACCGCCTTCCCAGTTATCGTACCAATAGTCATGGTTGGTATAACTCTCTGGATAATCGAATGCACATCCTTGACAGATCTTTACTCCATTACCAGAACCACTCATCTCATCTGTTGTAATCTTGTTTACAGAAGAAGTGTCTTCGTTGTATTGAATGAATAGAAGTCCACTATAGGTGGTGTTGATAAATGATCCAGTATCTAACATATCCACCACATTGTGTGAACCGACTTGTTCTATACCTAAACTGAAATTAGTACCGGATTGATCGATAGTTATTTGATTGTCCGCTGATGCGGTATCGGTGAAGAAACATATTAGACCAATGAAGAATATGGCCATGATACATGTATCTCTGAATTCGTTGTCGTCTTTCATATCAATTGCTCTGTCTTATTACCACCAAAATGTCATCACCCCCGTCTGCGGTGATCGTTCCTACGTAACCTTCTACCTCTGTATCTAGTCTTATACTACCTCCGGTTAAAAAGTTCAATGCAATAACACCGTTTACGTCACGGTAGAAAACAATACCTTGGTCTTCTTGGAAAACTGCATATTGACTGTCAACGTTCTTACCCCAGACAGCACCCTTCAACCTTATCGCACCACCACCTCTACCCGATTGCATATCTTCGAGATCACCCATAGTGCGTACTAATGCTTCTACTTCATCTAATAGATCCACCAACAATTCTGAGTCAAGTGCATCATAGTCTAATCTAGTGTAGACCGGATCTTCAGCGTAATCATCATATGACTTTTCCAGTTCATCGAACTGAAGGAAGTCTGCGTCCAATGAACCCATGTCTATATCAGCGTCATCTAACAACTGTTCTTGTATCGCCTCTGCCACTTCATCGGGTGGACTGACAATGAACATGTTATCGATTGACGATGGTGTTATATTCTCGATGACCACAACTCTGGTCGGAGGCGAGTCTAAACTAGACACCATTGTCGTTGCATAGGCTTGAGTGAGAGTAGTCTCACCCGCATCATTAGAAACAACAATCTCACCAGACGGATTACCATATTCGTCCGGTAATAATATAACGAGAGTCCGACCCAACTCATCGATCGTTGTAGTGAAATCCGTTCCACGGACAGCAATCTGTGCAGTCGGGGTAGAGATATCGATATTCTTCTTATCTACCATTCCCAATCGACCAGACGCAAATCGAGCAGTCCCAAGTGCCATCTTCATGACCATCTTAGACTTACTCGGATCTGGATCGTAATACACCTTATCAATAAAGACTTTGGTGTGTTCGATCAACGACAACTCAGCATCATCCTTGAACTTAATTAACATCCTTCCCTTTGCAGTTTGGGCTGTATCATTAAGTTCTATGTCAGTGCCTACCACGGACGATATGACATCCGTCTCTCTTAGCAAAGAACCGATTCCTTTCGATTCAACTATCCCGCCGATAGATTCTGCATGTACTACCCCAGAACCCATTGACAGTATAACACTAATTATCGTTGGCGTTATCTTTCTGATTAATCTGTATGACTGCATTGTCTGACGTAATATCCATAGTAATGATACCCTTACACGACTGTATTCCGGTTGGACACGTACCACTTAACTGGTTGATGTCGATATCCGCATTGTCACCGGCAAACTCTACTGTCTGTGTCTGATAGAAACCATCGTTCTGTAATGATACTATGTTATTACCGTCACCAGTAATGTCCCAGTCCCAAGTTACGTCATCGGTCTCAACGTCAATGTCGAACACATTAGAAGATCCAAGAACCTGTAGATCTAAATCTAAACGTTCAGAAGATGCAGCTGCACCTTGATCGAAATCAATTGTGTTAGAGTCGCCCGTCATTGTGATATCCATTGTGGTAGCGTCCGTAGATCCTATATCACCAATGAAATAATCGAGTACGTTAGCATCACCAGTCCACAGTAAATTGTATGTAGAACTGTTAGATGTCAATGTACCGAACAACAGGTTTTCGTTACCAACTTGATCGATGTTAAATGTTAGTGAGGAACCTGTGATCGGTGTCGCACTAGAATTTGTCGCGAAGTTGTCTAAACCAATTTTGTTACCGTAACCAATCTGATCGATATAAAGGGTAAGCGTGTTACCCGATTGATCGATGTTGATCTCGTTGTCGTCAGATGCTGCACCATAACTTAAACTAGAAAACAGTGCAACTAGTCCTATTAAGTACTTATTCATCGTCTTTACTTTCTCCTATCGGGTGACCTTCGTTTGTCCCATCATGCTGATGGGGATGACGATGTCCTGTCCCTACTTTCCAAAGACCTCTATCATGTCCTTGGTAGATTAACTCTAGTACGCCCGCTTCTATAGCCGTTCGTACCGCATATGTCACTGATTCATTATTTCCCACTCCGTCTTCATACTCCACCAGCTGTGTCCCCTGTTCGTAAAATCTAAACAAGTCTCCACCCGCACCATAACTAAGAATCGTCTTTGTACTCTGGACGTTCAACAAAACTTCTCCCGTCAGAACAGAAACTGCTCTGATAGAAACCGTCACAATATCTTTACGATACTGCCTAGAGAATCCGATACCTAATGTTCTGGCACCTCGTCCTCCAGTCTGGATATTGGTATCATAACCAATAATACCTCCTTCAATAATCATACCAGCAAAGAGCAAAGGCCCTATACTACCAGACTTCTCGTCAGAGTATTCCTTACGGGTTGATCGAACGATCTGTCTCTCTCGTACCAGATTATCGATGCCCTGTCTCTCTACTACACGGAACCACTTACCTTGGGATGCCGTCTTGAGAGCGTCTATTAATAACTCGGTTCCCCCTTGGGATACCGCAGTACTGAAGTCCGCAATTCCATCGCGTGCCTTCCGTTGACCAGTGAGATCCTTAAATCCATATACAGCTACAACTGGCATGTTTGTTGCCGGTGGTACGTTTAATAAGTCAACGTATGCCGGCAACTTTACTACTGTAGGTTGATCTACGCAAATATACTTGCGAGACATAACCTTGTCTAATCCTTTGTCCGTTCCACAATCTTTCGGGTTTTCTGACCATTGTGGTATCTGAGCGCAACCTGTCATAAAAATGACGCTCAACAATAGTAGATGCAATTTACGTACCATCACCACCATCACTCCCGTCTGTACCGAAGTTACCTGTTCCGACAGGTATTTCGATCACGGTCTCAGTTCCATCTGTGTCGATGATAGTCATCTTGATGTAATCTTCACCGGCTTCGTTGGTGAGTACCTCATATGACACAACTGATCCCTCAAGGGTAAATGACCCAAAGGTTACTGCATTTTCGTTGCTGAACATATTGTCCACCAACTGTTTAGATAGTTGTGCATAGATTCTACTCTCTAGGTTACGTATGAACTTGGCTAAGGTTGTATTCTCTGCTTCCCGTTCTGCGGCCTTTTGTGCCGCCTCTAACGCATCCTCGATAGATTTCTTTCTACTGTGTTCTTGGTTTTCAATGGTGAGATAGTGTGATCCAGTACCCACTCCACTAAAGGACGGGTTCTTAAAACCAAATGTTATCTCTGACGTTGCCGCCAATGGCGACATCATTACCAAAACAAGAATACTACTTGTTAGTCTTTTTATCATTTCGTTCAACCATTTCCTGCTGTTGCAGTATCATATCTAATTTAGTACGCAATCTAATCAAGTCATTGTCGAGCATTCGTACTCGATCGATCAACTGGATCAGAGTCAAATGCGACTCCTCTATCACTGGATCTACATGGTCAGTAACCCAGTGCCACACATAATAGATGAAGTACCCTAATCCTATACAAGCGATAATGGGGAATCCATATGTGTTTATCATGTCTACGATATTTAGTGATTCGATAGGTTCCATCAATCCTTCCTCGAATCTTTCTGTCCATCGGCCCTAGACAATCGGTCTAGGTCTGGCCGTAAGTCAAAAGAATGTGATATCAACAAGTCGATACGAACCAACTCATTGTTCATAGTTTTTATTCGGTTTTCCAAACTCAATACAAATCCGCGTTGCGTCTTGATATTACTCAAGGCACCGTCCAGTATAAATTTTAAAGTTAGGAATACGAAAAATCCTCCGGCGAGTGCGGAGGCGATAGGGAATCCAACGTCCATGACGCTTAGAAATAAATCCATCGTAATACCTTCAAATCAAAAGACTGTGAAAGTATTTATACGTCTAGACTATTTGATCTCGCCCTTTTCTATCAAATCGGTAAATATGTCCCACATTTTCTGGAACTTTAGTTCATACATCTTCTTTATACCGAAGTATTGGTTCATAAGTTCGTCTTGATACTCTGCATCGCCACACTTATTCTGCCACTTGGGGTCGTCTACGAAGTGACACGTAGCTTCGTCTATATCATCTAGTATTAACCAACATCGCATCATTGCATTCTCTAAATCAAATCTATCACTCATTCTATAACCTTCCAGTCAGTTATTGTTTTCACATCAATAGTTTCCCATCGTCTACTTACTACATCAAAGAACGCCAGAACACCATTGTCTTTTTGTTGTTTCAATGATGTGGGGGTGGCAAGTAAAGTGAAGTTAGAACACAACTCTTCACCTGTTCTATAATGGTTAAACGTAATCTTCACTACACCTTTGTATGCAGCGTTAAGTAATTTATCAGTGTCCATCTATTCCTCTTGGAATTTTTGTTCTATGTATTTAGCGAAGGCGGTATGCGCCTCTGCACTTGGGTGATGGCCAGACATAAAACCAACACACTTATTATCTTTGTCTACAACTTCGGTACATACTTGAGAGAAGGACTTTCCACTAGCAAACCCCAGTCGAGATTTCTTTGGTAATGAATACATCATCTTCTTTATCATATGTTGCCAGTCTTGCAGGGATTGGACTTCAGGTCTATTACAATCAAGGATCGCGTTCAATAACTGTCTCCACTGATTCCTATGGAACTGAGTCATAACTAGTTTGATTCCTCGCGCCTCACATATCTGATGTATCGCAATCATGTAACTCATCTGGTGAGTAATGGCCGTACGAAACATTAGATTCATTTCATCATAATATAGGTGCAAGGCATCCTTGGTTCGGTTTTTAGCGAAACCTATGCTGTTAATACGGGTTGGTGACAACTGAGTGATACTGTTGTATCTAGGAACATGATAGAGATGTTCATCTTCCGGTGACACGTCATTGACAATCTCTTCTCTCTCCCATGCAGACCACACTATAACCATGTGAGTACAATCATCTGCATGTTCGGACGATAAGAAGTTTAATGTGTCACGGAAGATCTTATGGTTACTGCCTCCGCAACTGGCGTAGTTCATTAGATCTATGTCTAGTGACTTTGCCAGTTTGTCGGAGAACCTGTGGTGTTGATGGGTGGGCGGATTAGTATTAAAACCCGGCAGTTCATCCCCCCAAACAAAACTACAACCATTCGTAAATAGCATTACTTTCCGCTATTCTCGTGATCATGGACGTGCAATGCGATTAACGCATAGTGCAACACCTTCATTATATCATCACGGTTGTGACCGTTCTTGTGACCATATCGTTGTGTATACTTGAGTATATTACCAAGAGTAAACCCGATACCATGCCCGCCATCAATGATGAACTCAGTCGCTTGAAATTTGTTTTTTGAATAGTGTTGATCATATGTCTTATTGACGTATTCAAGTAATCCATCTAGATTCTCCTTTTCATTATATTTATACTCAACGGGGGGTTGTAGGTTAAACTCGATCTTATAGTCGGGGTCAGCTACTGTCCAGTTATCGTCATCGTAATATTCAGATCCTGCCATTATTTTACTCACTCTCAATTTCTTCTATTAACATATCCCGCATCATCTGTGCGGAACGATCCTTTGCATCGCCATTTGCGACACCGTTGTTTACAAACTTATATGCAAGGGTGATTCTCTCACCCCCAGCATACGCACTGTGCCAACATAGATTCTCTGGTTCTTTGTCTGAACCAAAGTAGTAATGTCTACATTGCCAACCTTTTACATCGGGTATGGTAACCATCTCTCCAGTCTTATTATCTAAGTACCGGAAGAAACCATTACCATCACTCCATGTGAAAAGAATCTGATATGCATTCGCATCGTAGTTAGTGTGCCAACCTACGTACCCGCCAGGCGCATAGTAAGTCAACAGTGCGGACGTGTGTGCGCCCAACTCCTTCGCGAAATCATACTTGACCCGTTGTTTGTAGTCTGACCAAACTTCCGGATCTTCCTTACACATCTTCGCAATAGGTGAACCAAAGTATTTTACGGGTGCGCCAATAAGTTTATCTGATGACAGACACTCGTCCAAATACTCACGTTCACAGTATTTTGTACCAGCCATTATACCATCTTCGTCATGGAATGTCCAGTGTTTTTTGTGATCGTAATCCGGAGTAGATAACATCTCATCTGAGATACTATTCAAACGATCTAAAAACTCCTGATTCCGGATTACGATCTCAGCCATTACAGGATCAACCCACTCACTGCTTGAAAGTATGCCTTCTCAATCTCATCATTGGATTGAGCAGTGAACACGATACCACCACTATAGAATGACATCACGGTTGGGTTCTCCTTACCTGTCACACATACACCACGGGCAAAACCCATACCTTCCTGTGTCTGGATTACCATACGTGGATCATCAATAGTAAGTCTCGATGGACTCTCGTCACTGAACTTACCTACAAACTCACCAGCTGCTGTAACAACTGATATTACTTCACCATTTTTATAACTCATTTTATTCCTCAAGTGCTTTAATTACATCGGGAAAGTGTTGCCCGATTATTTCCCAACATTGTTCTGCAACGGTCATATGTTCTTTCTGTGTACCGTTACCCATTCTCAACTCACAATAATGTATCCATGATCTTAACGATCCTGCCATATACAGAGTCGTTTCAGTATTACCTTCTGGTAAGACCGCACGTGCCTGTTCTTTTGCGATACCATTATCTAGTGCCCATTTATATATCTCTTTGGACTTATTGATAACTTCTCGTTGTTTCATACTCCACTGTTCCACCAGAGCATTCCTACTTGTCTTTGCGCCTTCACTACCCACACCGTATTCCGCATGAATCTCAATAGAGTTCTGTCGGTTCTTCGGATCTTGGAGTCGAGCCATACGAGTAGAGAAGTTCTCACTCTCTGCGTATCGTTGACTAAACTCTTGGAATGAAAACGAGCGATGACGAATAATCTGACGGGAGATATCACGTGTTGTTGTGATCTCCATAGTTAGGTGAACCATCTCCAGAGGCGACCAATGGTTCTCCTTGATAAGATAACGAACCAATTTACCGGCAGTTACCTTATTACTCTGGTTAGCGGGATTACTAACCCTAGCTGCATATGCAACCAACTCTTCTGCTGTATGACAATCCGTAGTCGCAGAAGGTTGACTTAGACATACTAGTTTTACTTTACTCATCATCCGATTCCTTAATAAAAATTCCATCTACCATACGTCCCTTTCTGTCTTTGATGTCGTGGTATGCAACCTCAAGACAGTGTTCCATAGGTAGTCCGTTTCGTTTGGCAATGTTGATTAACACTACCATGATGTCACCAATATCATCTGCGACATCCTTTCCCTTACACACGTTGTCAGAGAGTTCTCCGACTTCCTGTATTAGTTTCATCACCTGATCTTTATCTGTCGCACCATCGATCAAATTACGATCAATATGCCACTGTTCAACCAGTTTAATCAGTTCTTGCATTTTTTCTCTCCGCATCTAAGAATACCGCATTAGTAATAATAGTAGGTACAATTATGGATAAGTGTACCGCAATCGACATCGGTATACTGTAACCTAGCCACCCAAAATAGAACATCGCAATCAAACCAAAGAACCCACACCACATAACAAATAGGACGGTCAATAGGTAACCTTGTAAAACGGGATCTGGAATAAACCGCAATGGGTTAAACCTTAGATCCATTACTATGCGATATGCATTTATAATACTAGTAATTGTCTTCTTCATCGTCATACTCTTCTTCCTCTTCATATTCAATATCTATTACGCCTTGATCTTGGAAATATTCGATCGTAGCTGCTACGCCTTCTCCGATACCGTCTCTATAACCGAAGTGTCTACCCAAGTAGAACACTCCCGCCATTAACATAGTAAAGAATAAGGCACCAACTTCGGGTGACATAGGTAAACTAACCATTAGTAATTAAAATCCTTGAATTTGTTTTTCTCGGCACTCATTCGTTGGCCACTAGAAGTATTATCAAAGATGGGTTTGTCGTCCCAGCCTTTGTCTTGATCATCATCATCAACCTCACTAGACTGATCACAATCAAATAACTTCATCTTACTTCTATCTACCCCTACCATAAATCGTTGATTTGAGGTCGGGTCGTTGTAACGGTTCTTCAACTGTTTGACCATGATCTTACCTTGGGCATTCAGTTCATCGTTACTAATCAATGCAAACATAAAGTCAGCAGTTGCAGGCAGACCGAACGACTCGGACGTATCTTCCAGACCAATGTCATCATTACCAAAACCAGAACGTGTAGTCTGTGTCGCAGATACGATAGGCACATTGAACTCTACTGCCAGTCCTCGTAACTCTTCCGCAATACTCTTGATATAAGAATAAGAATTAATCGCACCACCCATACCCTTCATACGAGACGAGGCACAGATATTCAGATAATCAATAAAGACGATATCCGGTACGAAGTTCTTCTTCAACTTCAACTCATTCATCAATGCACGGAAGTGATTCGCATGGGCTTGTCCGGTAGGATATTCCTTGATAATCAGTTTACCGTTGGTCTTGTCAGAGATTGCCTTGACTCGATCGGTGAACATAGTCTTGGACAGATTCTCCAACTGATCGATCGCCACGTCCATTAGGTTCGCATCAATACGTTCTGCGATACGTTCTTCTGCCATCTCCATAGTGATGTACAATGCGTTTTTACCCGCAGACAGAGCTGCACCGGCAACGTGACACATGTACAACGATTTACCAACACCAGTACCCGCAAGGGCAATGTTCAGTGTCTTGTTAGGCAGACCACCCTTGGTGATTGCATTGAAGTATTCCAGATCAAACGGTAGACGTTCTTCTTGTTCATGATAGAATGCGAAACGTTCTTCAACACTTTCAAGATAATCGTGACCCACGTTGGTATCGAACGAGACACCCAGTGCCTTACTCAATACATCGGGGATCGCATTCTTGGATAGATCTTTGTGCTTACCGTCAATGATAGAAATAGATTCCATCACGGCATTATAGACCGCACGATCCTGACACCACTTCTCCGTAGTATCAATCAACCAATCTAGGTTCTCTTCTTTCTTAGTGAATACATCGGGTAGGATTTCCATACCATGACGGTACGCTTCATCACTGAGTCGATCGCCCTGATCAACCTCAATCTTGAATGCTTCCATAGTAGGAAGTTTGTTGTACTTCGCAATAAACAAGGTCAGTTCTTTGAACAAACCCTTGTACACGCCCTCGAAGTAATTGGGATCGAGGAAGGCCGCAACCTTCCTCATGTACATGTCGTTAGTCAGTAGATTCCGTAGAATCGTCTGTTCTAAATTTATCTCCATAAGTATCATCCATCTCAGCAGTTTGCAATGTTCCATTGTGGTACGACTTTTCAAGTACGTCCTCAAGGATGTCAGCGGCGGTATTCTGTAAATCAATATCTGTCGTTTGGAGATCTGGATCTGGTGATGAGATAACGAAGAAGTTGAACTTCAAACATTTTTCTGCACCATCAAAACTTACATTACCATAACGTAGAACTGTCTCGACAAAGTCTCCACGTAGGACACGAATGTCCCACGCTTGTTCGTTGTCAGCGTCAGCGGGGATCAACTCATAGTCAATCCCCTCACTCATTTTTTCAATATCTATATCACGCATCGCCTTCGACCATTATATCAAATTCTACCTCAGATGGCAACCCTATTTGGAATTGTTTCTTCAAGAAGTCTTTGAAGTCGGTGTTCGCAAAGATCGGTGTCCAGAAATCTTCCTCGAGCGTTTCCTTCTGTCGGAACTTCCGGTCTTCACCATTACGTGAGTACCAACCATTACTTGGTTTGACAACATATCCACCGGCTAATGCCACGTCCAATAGACCAGACCACTTCTGTACACCACCGTCCCACGATACACTGATCGGAATCTTGGACTGTTCTTTGGTGTAACGTGACTTGTCCACCTTGATCACAAAGTCATAACCTGTAACCTCAGTACCAGTCTTGTTCTGTCTACGACCGATGATCCAGATGTTGTCGGCACTATAGTAGATACCAGTACCACCAGATACCACGTCTTTAGGGAACAGACCGATCTCTTTGTACGTATGGTTGATCGCAATCATTGGGATCTTCTTCATATTCAGATACGGTGTAGTCATACGGAACAGAGACTTGAACGCCTTTGCACGTGACATATCTGCAACTGACTTCTCGTTGATCGCATCGTCCAGTTCTTTCTTAGATGCAAGGTTACCGACCGAATCGATTACAATGATCACATCGTCCTTCTCATCCAGTGCTTCCAGCTGGTTGATCAGATCGAACTTCAACTGTTCTACATCCTTGATCGGACAATGTAGTACACGGTCAGTAGGAATACCGAACTGTTCGAAGTATGATTGAGGTGAACCAAACTCGGAATCATAGAACAACATCACTGCATCTTTCTTCTTTTCAAGATAAGCGCCTGCCATTAATAACGCAAACGATGTCTTGAAGTGTTTACTAGGCCCCGCGAGTACGGTCAACCCAGGCGTAACACCACCCTCAGTAGACCCAGACAATGCCACGTTGATCATTGGCACGTCAGTAGGAACCATGTCCACTTCCTGAAAGAACTTACTATCTTGGAGGATCGCAGTCTCTTTGATCTTAGACTGTTTCCTCAGTTTATCCATCACACTCATTCATCATCTCCAAATGTTATATTGTTAACTTTCTCTCGATCATCTTTTTCATACCCTTTACGATAACCATTATTAATTCGAATGACTTCTTTAATCATATCGAAACATACTACATTATCACCCTCACCCATTTCAGAAAACTTTAGGAAAGCAGCGATATCTTTGGGGAAACATGCACCCCCGAATCCACGTTTACCATCATAGCCAGGCACTCGTGTATGTCCAACACCAACTCGTTTGTCAGCACCCATCGCACGTGTGATTACATTGTAACTACACTGGTACGAATTAACCAGATCATAGAACTGATTGAAGAACGTTACCTTAGTTGCTAGGAACGTGTTCACACCGTACTTAACGAATGATGCCTCATGGGCAGACATACGGAAATACTTAGTAGATTCACACAGACTGAACACTTCGTACATGTTAATCAAGTCAGTAGTGGCAGAATCTGCACCACCGAATACATGGAACTCTGCGTTGACGAACTGTTCTTCGGCCGCCTTCTCAGTCAGAAACTCTGGATTGTAGATAAGACGATTGACTGCCTCATCATTCATACTGTTCATCAAACGATCTACCACATCCGGTGTAATTGTTGATTTGATAACAATTAATGATCCAGTATGGGTTGCAAGTTTTAGTACAGCTTCTTCTACAATAGACGCATCTACCGTATGGTTCTCACTCATGGGCGTAGGCGCACAAATGAATACTACATGTGCGTCCCACTCCAGTAGATCATCTACAGTTGTCCCTACCTTGGGATCTGCGATTCTCTTCTCGACCAGTGGATGTGTAAATGCGTAGTCTACCGCCCTACCAACAAACCCGTGACCAACAATGCCCAATCGAAACTTGTTCATTGGACTGATCGGTTGGGTGTGATGGGGTGCAGGCATATCACTGATCTTCCTACCCGCACGTTTAGGTGTTTCAGGTAGATACTTGTCAAAATCATCTGCCACTATGATACTCCTTATACCATTCGTAAAAGTTAGCGACACCAGTCTCAATATCTGTTGTTGGTTTATAACCAAGTTCTTGTAACTTCTCGGTGTTACTCCAAGTCTCTAGAGTATCTGCGGGATGTCGGGGTGCAAGATTTACTTGCGCCTCATGTCCCACATTGTCACCGATCGCTTTCACAAAATCCATCAGATCAACCTGTGCGCCATAACCAATATTAAAGATCTCGTTAGTCTCGATGTCATCTTTCTGTAGGATGATCTCAATCCCATCAATGATATCTTCGACATAAGTGAAGTCTCTTTTCATATTACCGTAATTATACACGTCTATGCTCTGATTGTCAAGCGTTTTCTTTGTAAATTGGAACAGTGCCATATCTGGACGACCCCAAGGGCCATAGACAGTGAAGAAACGGAGACCTACATTGCGGACTCCAGATATAGCAAACTGTAACTCGTTGATGTACTTCGTGTACGCATATGCATTACGTTGTTTAGCGGTGGTCAGATCTTCTGTCCAACCCTCGTCTGGAATAGGAGTTTCACCATATACCGAACTCGTAGATGCATAGACTATGCGTATAGTCGTACCCTTACAAATCTCGATGAGATTCTGAGTACCATCAATATTGTTAGAATGATACGCACGTTCCTTACCGAACGAATCTCTCACGCCCGCATGGGCGGCAAGGTGAACGATCTGATCCGGTGAAAACGTATCAATAATTTTCTTGAGTGTGTCGTAGTCCCGTAGATCACATACTTTGATGTCTAACTCAAAGTGTTGTGTCCGGTCTACCTTTAGTTGTGGTTCGTACAAATGGTCATTGTAGTTATCAATTCCCAGTACTGTGGCGCCTTTACTTCTCAATCTGTTCATTAACTGCGAACCGATGAAACCAGCCGCACCTGTAATTAAAATCTTCATTATACTGTCCTATCCGTTTCTGTAAACATATTCTAATGCCCTGTCTGCCTCTTTGATAAGAGGTCTGTTCTCATACCAGTTACCTGTCTCCGAATCGAACTGTTGACACATTTCTGCGATTTCGTTTGCGGAGATGGGATACCCTTTACTTATAGCGTGGCCAGCTATTGCAACCATGATCTGATACATTTTGTGATACCACCCTGTACCAGATATTGCACGGTACTCAACTCCCAAACGTTTTGGAAAGAATGGACAATCGTGGTAACTCGACCAACTGAAATTGGTATTGTCCAATTGATCTTTACGGTGTGCGATTACCGCATTCTGCATTTCTTCGGGTAGTCTATCTAAGAAACTATTCCCAGACTTAACTTCATACTTATGAGTGGCCATAAGTGAATCAGTGTTAATAGTATCGCCACTGTGACTAAAGTAAAAGTTATTTGCATTAGGATAGTCCGCAGGAACGTAATACATTCTAGCGAGATCCTTAGTTTGTGGATCTCCGATGTCTCCAAGTTCTTTATTGAGTGCGTACCAGAAGTGTTTGATTCTATCTTGCGGTATAGCGTTGTCAAGATCGAATACAAGTCTGAACTTCGGTTGATCATTCTTCGAACTAGCAGTACTATAACAAATGAAAGACCAACGACCAAACCTATCAACCAACTCATTCTTTACCCCTTCTACAGATGTATCAGAAAAGGTATAGTCATCGACATCAACAGCACACCAATTGCCCCAATGAGTAACAGATTTATTACTACGTGTAGTACCTTCCTGAAACATAGCAGGAGTAATAAGAGGACTAGAGTTTCTACCACCTTTCTCACCTTTTTGATTAGATAGCCCGAACAACAACTCATCGAACTCGACCCATGATTTTACTGAGACGGTTCGATGCGTTTTGTTGTCAAACTGATTTTTAAATATAGTTAATTCGTACATAGGTACCCATTATAACACAGCATGATATAGTTTGTCAAGCATTATCCGAAGAAGTCTTCTAACGTGGCCTTCGGTTCGTCTTCCCATCCGACCGCATCCAGAATCGGGGTCAGTGGATCTAGGAAAGTTTTGTTGAACATCTTGTCGTAATCTACGTACTGGTGCAGATCCAGTTCCTTGGGTAGGTTGAGAGGATATGATATAACGTTCTCACCTAGACGGTTGGGCATCTTGAGGTAGACAAACTTGACCTTAGATCCGTTCTTGATTAGTTCGTACCTTTTACTTAGTCCCTGACTAACTACAGAGTTATTGTACATCAATGCACCACGCACGTGGATCGGTGTGCCTTTGGAATAGACAGTCTTCTTGTCTGCCCACTTGACCACGTCAGATACTCCACGGGGAAACGAGATATCTTCGGGAGGCATTTGTTTGAACGCCTGTTTGAAGTCTGAGATATATTGTTGCGTCTCCGTCTCCGTCCCGTTAACAATTACACCGAACACTTCCTTGAACTTCTCCCGCACGACTTGGGGCGTAGATGACTTGACCGCCTCGATACCCATCATCTTGAGTTTGGGTTTTGCGTACTGGACACCTTCGTTGTTGTGTACGTTTAGGATGTACCGTTTCTTTGCAACCCAGATACCTTTATCCGCGATCACCTCACGTTCCATCTCCATGCGATTCTCATATGCATTGGTGGTCTCGGCCAGTTCCGCATACGATTCACGGAGAATCTTCTCGAAGTGTTCGTGACAGATCTTGTCTAAGAATTTAACAGGATCTTTAGGACTGAACTTATCAACAAGGGGAGACATGCGAATGTAAACACTATCGGTATCCATTGCGATAACGTAGTCTTCTTGAGTTCCCAGTATTTTCTGCATCTCATCGTTCACTGCCCTCTCTGCCCACTTGATAGATAACTGACCCGCCAGAGTGATGGACTCCGCAACACGTTGGTCAAAGTAACGGAACCAACGATTACCTAGCGCACCATACAGGGAGTTCATAAGAATCTTGATCGACATCTGTTGGTTGTCCAACTGTGAGATCTTGTTGGTGAGTTCCTTGGTCGGGTTCTTCTCGAACTCTTGTTTAGATTCCAACATTTGTTTCTTGACAATCTTACGTTCATCGGAATACTGTTTAATGATAGTAGGTACGATACCCGTCTTAGCTTTCGAGAACTTAGAACCAGTCGGTGCGAGAGTATAGTCGCCTTGGTGAGTGACCTCACGGTTAAGGAACTTCTCCACCGATACGTCATTGACGAATCCGTCCAGTACAGTTTCGGGTGACATGTTGTACTGAACAATGATGTTAGGATACAGGGACGCAAGGTCAAAAGATGTGACCCACTCGTGCGACCCAACCACCGGATCTTTTACGTAACCACCCATGAAGTCAGACTTGGGTCGTTCTACCTTGGGCGGACACGCAATCATTTTACGCATCAGTAGTCGGTAGATGATACTGTCCCAGATATTGGTAGTACCAAGGGCATCGATATAGTTCACACCACCACGATAGGCCATCGTCATACACAATTCGATCAGTCCCAGTTTCTCGTCCAGTCTGTCTACGAGTTCCACGTCCTTGATGTTATAGTCAATGAACTTCTGGAAGTCGTGTAGGTACAGAGAGTGGAGTGAACCGTGTTCTTCATAGGACAGTTTGCGTTCACCCAGAACTACGTGGGCGATGTTATCCAGTCGGTAAGACTCTTGGCGTCCCCACGTATTGAGAGTAAACTTCTTGAAGATCTCAAGGTAATCGATCTGTTCTACCCCAGTGATGTTGTAGATCTGAGACTTCATACCCTCGTCAAAGTATGTCGCTTCTGAGACCAGACCCCACGGTGAGAACTTCTTGGCCTGATCGAACCCTGCCAGTTTAGTCATTCGGTTGATGAGATAGGGCAAGTCAAAGGTGCGAGAGTTCCAACCAGTAATAATATCTGGACAGTGAGATTGCCACCAGTCTAGGAAGTTGGTCATCAACGTGACCTCATCTTTACAGATACGGTACGAGACATTGTCGGCCGCATCATAGGATTGCATACCCCATACGTGATACTCGTCCGACCCGCGTTCCTTCATGGTGATAGAGATTACCGGATGGTCTGCCTTGGATGGTTCGGGGAACCCGTCATCAGACTCGACCTCGATATCGATAGTCCAGATAGAAACCTGAGTAGGATCAAATCCGATTACGCCAGGATATTGTTCCGCGATAAACTGTGTGACATAGTTGGTGGTACCGAAGATCTTGAAGTTCTCGACACCATCGTAACGTTTGGCGAAGTCACCCGCCTCTTTCATGTTACCGAACGTGATCGGTTCTACGTTAGATCCGTCCAGACCAGTCCAACGCGATTCGCGCTTGTTGGAAGGAACAAACATCGTAGGTTTGAATGGGATCTTCTTCTTGACACGGACACCGTTCTCGATCCCGCGATATAATAGATTGTTGCCGTAACGTGCAACTGACGTGTAAAAATCCATATGGACTCCTCATAATGTAGGTGGTATTATAACACAGCTGGCCGGTATTGTCAATCAATAACGTGAAAATATGGATGTCTTTCCCAAGGTTTTTTTCTGAACCTATCTACGTACCCAGTATGGTCTTGTGTCACCTTTAATGATTTCTTAATTACTTGGGTGGTGGGTATTGGAACCCATTCAAGTGATTCTTTTTTGTCTTTGATTTCTTCGGGGGTGAAGGGTGGATTGATTCCTCGATCAAGGTTATAGTCGAAGTTGTAGATCCTTCTCATGTCTCTATCAGTTTTACCCCTACCCAGTTCTGTACAGTTATGCCAAGGGGCAACGAAAGTCTCGTATCGGAGTTTATACTCTTCGTCTCTACAATAATGATCGGTGATGTAGGTTTTGAACAATCTCTCCATACAGGCATATGGCCCACCATTGATAGGGAAACCCTGATTATCACCTTTAGTCAATATATGATGTGACCATTGAGCAAAGGACTTATCGATCCGATAACAACCCATGAACAGACCTATGTTAGAATACACATGAGTGAGTCGGTGACTGAGGTAGACTTGTCGTCTGAAGTTATCTTCTTGTTCTGGAAGCAAGAATGTATCGTGTTCCGTTACCCAGAAGTCTTCGTCTGTGAGAGAACGTTGTCTGATCAATTCGAAATGGGAACATATCCCAGCCTTCTCTGAAGGACTCATTTGTCGATTGTTGCGGTCTTTCTTATCTTGTCCCGCAAGACTGACTTTCCAGTTATACTTTGATTCGATGTTTTCCCAATCTTCGTGTTGGGGAGTGATGGCTTCGAAAGGTACTATTTCTACTATGTCTGATACTGGTTCGAAAGACTTTTTAGATATTTCGTGATACTCCATCGAGACAGGATTATCCGACATTACTATCTGGTAGAACTTGAGTTTCTTTCTCATAACAACCTTATAAAGAAAGGGGCCATTGCTGACCCCTTGTAATTTTAAACTAGTGGTGCAAGTGCAAGTGCAGTAGTAGCAAACGCCACTATAAACAATGCGACTTCCATTACCCACTCGGCCGAGTTTCTGCACGACCGTGATCTAAGGGCTTTCATATTTAACCTCGAAAAATTAAGTGATAGAAATTTTACGAGGACGCTTCTCTTCGGGTAATACTACCTTCAAATTAATGACAAGTATACCATTACTGTAAGAAGCTCCGTCTACTTCGACATATTCACTCAAGCGGAAAGTCCGTCTAAACTTCTTGGTAGAGATCCCCTTGTGGAGGTATTCGCCCCCTTCCGGTTGTTTACTCTCACCGCTGACGCTCAACGATCTTTCTTTCTGCTCTATACCCAAATCATCTTCTTCGAATCCGGCACAGGCCAGTTCAATAGAGTATTCGGTTGCACTTCGTTTGACAATATTGTGCGGGGGATAATTATCCTTCGCATGTCTTGAAATGAAATCGAGTTCGTCCAGTAGATGATCAAATCCTACAAAGGATGCTCGTGGAAATAGTTGTGATGCTTTTGTATTAGTCATATTGTTTCTCCAATATATTATTGCAAGAGTTATACGGGTACCGAACCATTCGCATACCCGCCGTTATTTATACTTAGTAATACTTTTGTTAGACGTTATAACTAAAAGTAATGACCTAGAAGTATACACTAGGGTCTGGATTACCTTCGACACCAAAACTAAATGTTACCCGACTAATCTCTGGTACCACTTGGTGATGTGTGCCACGGGGAATCCATATGTAATCGCCAGGCTTGAAGTCGAAGAACTCGTCATTGTTGACACCTTCAACCTTCAGTTGTAACGTGGAGATTACCTGAACCAAGAACACGTCCATCGAATCTTTGTGCCAAGGATAACTATCACTAGCATATCCAAATCCACTAAACGCAATGTTTGTGATCTTGTTTCCGTGTAACGCAAATGTATCTTGCATTTCTGCCTCGATCTTCTTTGCGAACTCTGGTGCGGATGGTCTATCGTGAAAGGCATTAAGACCTATCCGCATTTTACTGGTGTTGGTATCACAAGCGTCTTTTGGGTGAGTATCCAACATGGCCATATACTGAGACCAGTCATATGTCATTTCGATAGGAAGTGTACCACGGAAAGGTCTCTTCTCCGCAATACAATCTTCTTTATCATCTCCGTCAAATATACCAAAAAATTCCATCACTTGTTACCTATATTATATTTCGGACAGAGTTCCCACTCGTCCTTCTCCTTAAATCCAATGATTTTAATCTGTCGCATTGGAGCGCAGTCTTTTGCAACTTCGGGTGTCTGGATCTCTACGAGTCCCCAGTCAGCCAATAGTGTTGCGATAGTGTTTCTTCTCTGAATGTCCGATAGTTCGAGGTTAGATTTCTTGCCATCCAACATAAACAATTCTTTGAAATGCACAATAAAGTATCTTCCCTGTTTGTGCAATATATGACAACTTTGAAATAATTTATTCTCTTTACGAGACGCAACGCCAATTCTGGTAAGTGTTTCCCTTACCTTGAGAAAGTCGTCTGGTTCCGTCAAGGTTATCTCTAACATTTTAGAGACACTCCATTCTACGATATTATTTTCGTCCACCTTTTTTCACCTTATTTTTTATTATTGCAACTTGATCGGAGGATAAGAGAGGGAGGATCTGAATGGCTTTAGCATTACTATATCCATAATATTCTCTTACCGCATCAATGTCACTGTCAGTTTCGGGTTTAACCCATTTGGAAAACCTTTTACGTTTCCTAACTATATTTAGTAAAAACTGAAATTGTAACCTTGCATCAACTTGCCAATAACGATTCATTTCATTTGCAAATAAAACAGTGTCATTGAAGTAAGATAGTGACCGATTGATCATAAAAGGATTGTAGGCCTTCTCTGACTCGCGATCTATAATTATATCTTTTTTCTCGAACGTGATCTGTTTTACTATCTCAAAAGGATTCATATTTGTTCTACCTTAGTACCACATTTGTTTAGGAAATTAATACCGTCATCACACCTCAAGTGAGGTGATCGGTAATAGACAGTACTAATGCCTGACTGATAGATTAATTTCGCGCAATCCATACAGGGGGCGGTTGTTGTATATAGATCCGCATTATAACACGATTCCATACTTCTGGCAACCTTTGCGATGGCATTAGTTTCCGCATGTAGTACCTCATCCTTGGTAGTCTGTTCCAACTGTATGCCCTTCGTAGGACTCCAACCCCTCGGATAAACTATGTGTTCACAAGCATTATCCCATCCGGAAGGCATACCGTTGTACCCTATACTTATAACACGATTATCTTTAACAATAACGCAACCGACCTTTAGTCGTTCCGCAGATGAAAGTTGTGCGTATCTCTCTGCGACTTCCATATGTGCTTTCTTCCACTTATCTACCATGAGTGTATATTCCCCGCTATGATAACGAAACAAGTTATGAAATTAACCAGTACAACTACGGTGCGAATCATTGCGATCTGATCAGCCTCACGATCGGTAGTTCCCTCTTTCTCACCAAGGGATTTTGCCCATAGTCTCCAAAGACGTTTACGTGTCGAATCTAACATTCTGCATACCAAAGTTGAAAGTCAGTTGGGTGCCTTTATCCTCAACATAAGACATTTTATCTTGCCAGTTCTCACATGTATTCAGTTCATGTTTGGTGATCGTATAAGCGTAATGGTTGTCTTGCCATGCCTCTTCGATCTCACCCGCAGTGATTGCTTTGGCCAGATCATCAAAGACACCAGCGATATATGCCCTGTCGGTAGTTCTAGGATAACCAGTACTACCACCACGTTCTAACATTGTTACTACATGAATATCCATTATAAGTACTCCACGTTTGCCATGCATTCTGTGAGACACGCAACCAGATTGACTTCGTGGTCTGCAACAAATGCATTCTTGTATTGATAATCAGCGAGGATTAATACGAGTTGCGGTATTGAGTTAGGGGCCACTCGACCTTCCATAGAGTCATAGACACCACGGAATACTTGAGCGGGTTCGACATCCATATTGTTTACTACCCACGATCGCATCTTCTTGAAGTCCTTACCCTTGAGATGAGTGAAGAGATCATTGTAATTATTAGAAGTTTCGATTAGGACATTGGTTTCTAATGCACCACCAATAGAGTGACGTTGCGCCTCATTGATCACACGTCTCCAGTCGGGAGCATACTTCATGATCAGTTCTGCAATAACGTTGTCAGCATATGTCACGCCTTCCGTATCGAGAATATTCTGTAGACGGGGCATGAACTGTTGACAAAGACCAGCGAGGATCTTCTTACTGTTGTTGAACTCATACACACTACATCGACTATGGAGAGGTTCGATGATCTTGTTCTTGAAGTTACAAGTGAGTATGAATCGACAGTTGTCAGAGAACTCTTCGATGAAACCACGGAGTGCGGGTTGCGTAGAGTTTGCGTTAAGGTAGTCCGCCTCATCTAGGATTACAACTTTGTAACCACCAGAGAGAGATACAGATGAGGCGAACTGTTTGATCTTACCACGTAGAGTATCGATATTACGATCATCGGAACCATTGATGATGATGTAGTCAAGACCCAGTTCATTACACATTGCCTTTGCGACAGTGGTTTTACCAGTACCAGCTCCACCCGCGAACATCATGTTCGGGACATCACCTGTCTCTACGATTTTTTGGAATACTTTTTTGAGGGGTGCAGATAAGATAGTATCTGCGATAGTTGCGGGACGATATTTCTCGACCCATAGAAAGTCATTAGACATTCGATTCTCCATAATAAAAAAGGTATTATATCACAGTTGATATAATCAAGTCAAGCATTAGTGGGACTTTTTATTGAGGAAAAAAATCCATAAAAACCTAACCGATCAAGATTTACTTCTGGCGTAGGAGTACCAGTATCTGAGATTTGGTCATGCGGGTATTAGTTTTAATCCCACGTTTTTCAGCAATGATACGCAACTTAGCTTTAGTAAGTCCGTCAAACTCTTCTGCGCGAGTCGCATCTAGACTACTATGCAACTCTTCGATTGACTTACGTGCAGACTCTATACGATCCTGTGCTTCTCGACTGTTCTCCATAAACTCACGGTTAAACGATTTAGAGAGAAACCATCCACATATGGAAAGTCCAATTAGAATATACACCCCTACAGCAATATCAGTTGCTTCCATCATCCTACTCCTCTGCTTCTTCGGCACCCTGTGCAGCTTCAACCATATTAATCACCTGTACCGCTTGATCACGTAATTGACCAATGGTGGTGAGTTCTTCCCCTTTAAAACCGCCACGTTGTACTACGGTGTCGATTACCGCAACACACGATCGTGCTACACGGTTTGCTAAATCATTCAACTGTTCTTGGTCTGACATGTTATGCTCCATACTTAGATGTTTTTTCGAGTGCAATAAAGTACTCGATTTCTGATTGTTGTGACTTGAACTGAGAGATAAGTTTCTTACTCATTCTTACAGTGAAGTCTTCATTTACTACTTTAAGGTTGTTCACATTCATAATGAAGTTGAACGGTGTCTCACTATCATACGTACCTTCCACGTCAATGGAAAACGCATTTGATGTCGCATCCTTACTATCAATAACTGATAGACGAACCGCACCACTTGCAGGCGTAATCGAAATCTCACTGTGACCCAACACAGATGCCGCACGTTTGACTTTTGATAATGTGTCTATATCTAGTGTAAACGTAACGTCTGCTTCCGGCATGATGATATCCTTGGTAGGAGTGGTCAACATGTCTTTGTCAGTATAGTAGTACTTGATCTTACTACGACCAGTAGAGTCACCTACGTTCACATAGTGTTCTGCGAAAGATAGATTAGGTTTGTCCACCAAGGCCAGTACAGACAAGAATTCGTTGAGGTCATAGATACCAAAGTTATTTGGCATGATCTCTTCGATAGATGTCTGCGACATTACGTTGCGGGCAACAGAGATAGTCTTGAGGTTTTGTCCCTCAGAGAATACGATGTTGGGGTTGATACTCGCATAGTTCTTGAGTACCGTAAGAGTTTTATCAGATAGTTCCATAATTAATTCCTAGATTGATCGGTTGTTAAGTTTCATATTATACCACAGTCGGCTGTCAGAGTCAAGCCGCTTCTTTCATTTTCGAGAAGTTTTTTTCTTTGACAAATTCGATACGTCTCTCGAAAGCCGCATCTTCTAGTTCGCCTTTGTGTGAGATCACAAACACATGGGTATCTTCACCCAGACTGTTAATAATCTTCATCAGATTGTCTACACCATCATCATCCAGAGACGAGTCAAATGTCTCATCCAGAATCAATAGGTTAGTCGCAACTGAATTCTTCATCTTCGCAATCTGTCTCCACGTAAATAGTAGGGATAGATCGATACGTTGTTTCTCACCCTCAGAGAATGAGTCATACGTAAATGCATCACGGTGACGTGATCGAATAGTCTCTTGGAAACTCTCGTCCAAATCAAAGTGTACAAAGAAGTCTAGAATCTGTAGATACTGGTTGGTCAACTGATTGATCACCGGAATGTACTGTTTGATGATCTTAGTTTTGATACCTGTATCTTTAAGCAGTTCTGCATTGACTTGGTTATAAGAGAACTGTTCATTTAACTTATACTTGTCTTCGGTCAACGTTAGTTCTTCTTCACGTAGACTATCCAACTCTTTGTTAGCCGTTTCTAGATCACCAGTGTCATCGTGAATCCTAGACAACTCTGACTGTACAGCAGAAATGTTCTTTTGTAAACGAGAGATGGTCTGGTTGTTATTGTTCAACTCATTAGTATAATTACGTAACGACTCCATCATGGCATCATAGGATTCTTGGAGAGACCGTTGATCCGCCTCCTTCTCCTTGGCCAAGACCATAGTGTCGTTCAGACCCTTCGCCTTCCTCTTTGCCTTGGCGACCTTATCATCACGGATCTCTTGAGAGATATCCTGATCACACGAAGGACACACTTCGTTCTCCTCAAAGAACTTAGACTCCTTCACAAGAGACTTGATCTGTGACTTGAACGTAGACATATACTCTGTCAGTTCTTTACTCTTCTTAGCAAGACTCGCAATGTTATCCATGAGAGGTGGCTGACGTTCCGCAATGATCTGCGATAACTCAGTGTTACGTTCCTGTATCTGATCGATCTCAGAACTTATCTCCTCGATCTTTTCTTCCTTCTCATTACGGTATGCGGTATTCACTGCATTCAGATCACGTAGGTATTTCTTCTGTGCATTGACCTTAGTCTTACACATCTCAATGTTGTGATTAACATCGCGGATCTGATCCTTGAGTAGACTGGTCTTCTCTTTGAGGATACTGTTCATCTTAGAGAATACACCAATATCCAGTAGATCCTCGATCACTTCACGTCTTGCACCCCCAGTCAACTGCATGAATGGGACAAAAGAACTTGATCCAAGAACAACAATCTGGTGGAAACTCTTGTGAGTCAACTTCAGAATGTTCTTCTCTAGAACCTGTTGGTATTCTTTTGCATGTGAGTTCTGATTGATCATGTTACCGTTCTGCCAGATCTCAAAGATATTAGGCTTGATACCACGTACAATCTTATACTGTTGCGCCCCAACCATGAACTCCACTTCGACCATTGTTCCCTTGCCGTTGATTGAGTTTACCAGTTGCGGTTTAGAAATCTTGCGGTGTGGTTTCCCAAAGAGACCGAACGATAGGGCGTCTAACATAGTAGACTTACCCGCACCGTTATGTCCCACCACAAGAGTAGTAGGTGAATTAATAAAGTCTATCTCTGTGAAAGTATTCCCAGTAGACAGAAAGTTCTTGAATCGGAGTTTTTGAAATTTAATCATAGGTACGTATTATACAGGCCTGTGAGTGTATTGTCAAGCGTTTTCTTCTTCAGGTGAATCTTCATGACCATCGTGATTCAAATCAGTTACTTCACGTTGTTTGGTCTTCTGATCCTTCTTACCAAAGATAGCGTCATAGTTATCCATGTACTTCTTGCTGGGGCCCTTTGACTGAATAGTGTCCCCAGTTACATCGTTCTTAGTTGGCATTGACTAACTTTCCACCCTTAGCTGATACTTCAGCAACCACGTCCCCGAACATACCTTTATTCTGGTGACTCATTGACTGATAATTTCTCTTGTCTTTCTTTTTCGAAATCCCAGCTTTCCTCATTAGTTTCGCTTTCTTTCCGTTCATCGTAAAACCTCGTTATATAATATCGGTCTCTCTCGACCATGTTATCAGCATATACACAAGCATATGCACCTCTTACCGAACCTGACGTGTTTACGCCAGACGCATGATACGTGTTACCATCTATACACACAACATCTCCCGCCTTCGGAAATATCGTTACCTCTTTGTGGTTGTCCTTATTCATTATGGTCAAACCACCGTTGTCTTCGGTAACGTTATGTGCAAACATCAAACAATTTACTGTATGATCTTGAATAGGGTTATCTCTGAAGGCAGTTGAATTGTCCGTATGCCACTGAAAACCAAACTCATCGTCACGATACTTCCACACCAACTGATCATTGAATAGGTAAGGTTCGTCTGTCTCTAACAATGTAGTGGCGAGATCGTACATAAATGGTGCCGTATACAGACCCCAAAGAACCTTGTCATACATCGATGCACATCCGACACCGTTCCAATGAGTAGGTGAACCATATACACACGGAGAACCAAGATCTTTAGTATCACGAATAAGACCAGCTACCTGACCACCGTGATACCTAAGACCTGACACATCGCGAGGTATCAGAAAGTTCTCTATATGAACCCAACCCTTCTCCCGATAATGATTATGATTAAGCGACTTCAATGTTCTCCGCCTCTTTCATCAGCGAAGTAATCTCCTTCTTAATCCTATCCTTGTTTAGATCGGTATTAATATTGTCAACATATGAGTTTACCAAAGTGGCCGTATCGTCAACCTCTAGGTTGTCATCGTCTACTGCCATGCCACCAAACTCAGAGAAGTCTTCGGCAATCTTCAGTTCGTGGATCCTCTGAGACTGTACACGATCTACAAAACGTTCGAAGGTATATGGATCACCCTTGTTAGTAACGATTATCTTAACAAACTTCTCATCAAGATAACGCATATCCTTGAACTTGAACTCATCCATCTTCTCATGATCGTAGTAGATCTTCTCGTGGATCGTGACCGGATTGTGTACCGGAGTCATCTCTCTTGTTTCGGTATCAAGAACGTGGAAGTATTTCTTGTCATCGCAATCAGACCAGAAGAACTCCATCTGTGATCCAAGATAATGAATGTTACCTTGTGACGAACGAGTGTGGAAGTGTCCAGACAATACCATATCGAATCTCTGGAAGTGAGACATACTCATACCACCGTGACACGGAATACCCTTGGACATCTCAAACCCATCTAACTCTAGGTGTGCGCCCACAACAGTTGCTTTTGTATTCCTAAGAAACTCCAGTGTTTCTTCTTCGTTCTCTGGATTGATCCAAGGTACCAATGCAACATCTAAGTCACCGTACTTCATGACAGTATTGTCAAGGATGACGTTCACTTCATTCATGTAGTGACCCTGTAGTTCCTTGAGGGCATTCAGTTCATTGGTGTTCTTAAAGTAAACATCATGGTTACCCACAATGATATCCATCGTGATACCATACTCCCGCAACTTCTCTAGAAAGATTTTACGGTTGTGTTTTAGGGCCTTGAAGTTAATCGTCTTACGGTTATCGTAATAATCCCCCAGATGTAGAATCTGCGTAATACCGTTCTCGCGTAGGTACGGGAAGAACACATCTCTATAGAACTTTTCTTGATAGTCCATAAAGATGTCAGACGAATTACGGATGCCACAGTGAGTATCATTTAAGATAGCTACTTTCAAAATATATACCTTCGTTAATTTGAAGTGTCATTATACCACAGTTCACAGTACAAAGCAAGTCTTATTATTCGTCAAAGTGTCCGGTTAGATCCGAGTCAACATTCACTGCACGTCTCTTACGTTGTTTCTTCTCTTCCTTCGCATATTCTTTAAAGTCAGCATCTGCGTTCTTTACTACATCAATACGTTGTCGGAGTTGATCAACAAATGGGAGTACATTACTGTAGTCGGTGAATCCGTTGTCATCGTTCAAATCTAGGAACAGTTCGATACCCGCCTCTGCGATATACTTCATCTTGATATCTTGTTGACGTTTCTCACGTTGGATTCTACGTAGGAAGGCGTACCACGTAATCTGTGTAAAGTATGCGAATGCATTGGGTTTACCAGATCGTGTTGCAGCCTCTAGGTTGTAGTTCTCGATTGCCTTTAGACAGTTCTCTACCGCATCCATTACCATCTCTTCACGGTAAGTGTATCGGACAAAGTTCGCCTTGTGGGACAATCCTTCACTAATCTTTAGGAAACAACTGGCAATGTAATCCGGAACAATGGGTTTCGGTTTCCCTGCTTCCTTACACATTCGCGCATGACTAACATAAGTCACGACTGCCTGAGAAAACTCAGCGTTGTTTACGTAATGCGGTTTTTCTTTAGGTTTAACTTTCATATCATTGTTCTCGTTTGTTTTGCATATTATAACACACTTTCGCTGACAAGTCCAGCGTTATATTTCACACACTCGTCTTCGTAGATCACTAGAACTGAATCTATGGTCTCTACGGTTGAAGTGCAAGTCTATATCACGTTTACGACAGATGTCCTTACCCGTGAAATCCTGATCCCTGTACTCATCACCAAGTATACGTATGTCTATTTGGTACATATTAAGGATGTCTTCCAGATCTTCTTCACCCCCATACGGAATGATCTCGTCAACGTAACCAACTGCCTTGAGTTGTGCGTATCGTTCGACTACTGTCTGGATAGGTTTGTTTTTGCCTTTACGGCCAGAAGGATCAACTTGCAACCCACAGATAAGGTAGTCACAGTGATCTTTTGCTTCTCTCAACATCGACACATGACCAGCATGTAATAAATCAAATGCGGAACATGTAAATCCAATCTTTTTCATAATTATCTCAATTAACGCTTGACAGAAGTTGCGGGCAACTGTATAATAGAAGCACTTCTTCTGCCAGTCAGTATATGTAAAATTTAGTGAACTGTTTTCTCTGGATCTGGAAACTTCAGTATATTACTATTATTACCGTCAGAATCCAAGTTCATACTATCCATCACCCTATCATAAATGTCTTCAGATGACATACCTTCTTCAGCTGCATCAGCCATTATCTTATTCTTTTCCACTTCACTGATTGAATACAAATACTGTTTCATCATCGTTGGACTTGGGAAAGTAACAGACACAACATGTAATGATTTCAAGATAACGTAAACTTCCGGATCATCTTGATACGTCATGTAGGTTCGGAACGAATGATACCGTGTACCCTCATCGTCAATATCCGTCTGCAACTTCAACGCACGTCTTATCACTAGATCATATTCATCTTCTTCGATGATCTCACAGAGGATTTCCTCACCTGTAGATATCTTAATATGCTTAACGTCATACGGATTTAAATCACTCATCACTTTTTCCTTTCAAGTTTATAGGATAAATCTTATGTCTAAACTTCTCTTTATTATATATCTTTATTCTTTCTGCGCTATGCCGCAACGTGAAATTCTTATACGTTGTTGTATGTAGATCATCAGCTATGTCAAACAACTTAGTCGTTGCGTTATTATCGGACTTCCTTAATCCTCGTCCGATCGATTGGAGAACTTTGACTTGAGACTTTGAAGGACTTGCAAACACAATATTGTGTAGGTTGCGAATATTAATCCCAGTGCTAAAAGTCCCCAAACTAGCGACAATAATTCCATCATCTTGACTCTCCACGATGCCTCTGATTTGTTCCCGATCGGCAGCATCGACCTCACCGGAAACGTAAAATACCTTACGGTCTTCTCCAACCTTGTTACGGATTGACTCGAATAAGACCTTACCGTGTTTCTCGACAAACTGGAATAACACCAAAGTGTTACCCTCTTGCGCTAATGCAAGATTTGTTACAAAGCGAACTCTGTCCTCATTAGTTACTATATAGTCGATCTCTTCCTGATAGGTTTTGCCTTCCATCATTGCACAGATATCGTTATGGTATCTCAACAACAAAACAGAGATATCTAGATCCGCCAAGGTTTGACTAGCCATCAGTTTTACGGTGGTAGTCACCGTAAATACGGGGCCGAATAAACCTTCTAGTACCAGTTTGTTTGTTTCTGTACCGTCTAGTGTACCAGTCGTCCCCCATCTATATTCAGCATTGATACACTTGTCCATCATCGTAGATAGAGACTTGGCCTTAAATAGATGCACCTCATCCCCAAACACAGAGTCAAACTGTGTGAACCACTCCGGAGGGAATCTGTAGATAGATTGCCATGTGGATACGATGATTCTTTTATCGGTTACCTTCTCCTTACCGGAGTAGATACGATGTACATTATTCTGTACATCATAACCATAGTCTTCAAAGTCTTTGTACATCTGTTCCACTAGACTTGTAGTCGGAACAATAATGAGTGTCTTACCTTCTGTTCGTTCCTGAACCCATCGCATCAGATTATAGATGATGAAAGACTTACCCGATCCTGTCGGAGATAACAGTAACGCCCGCTTCTCTTCTATACCGTGGACGATTGCGTCATACTGATATCCACGTGGTTCGAATGGCGCACCGTAGTCTTTGATCTCCTTCATCAAAGATGGGTGGTCAACCTTGTTCTTAATCTCCGGATGACCAAACTCATCACTGTCCATCAACTGTAACGGGTAGTACCTATCTGCACAGAATTTCTTCAGATGTTTGTACAGTCCAACAGGTAACGTCTTGGTCACCATGTTGAATAGTTTAATCTTCCCGTCCCACCGTCTTGCCTTAAACGCGGGCATGAACTTATGGCCAGGCACAAAGAACGAGAAGTAATCTCGCAACTCTTGCGCTTGATGTGCGTTACACTGCACCATTAATAGTGAGTGACTCTGCAATCCTATGGTGATGTTGTTATCCATTGAGGGACTTATTCAACTCCGTGTATCCGCCAATGTGGTTCCACTCTTCACCTTCTACTGTGAAGATCTGAGGAACAGTGCGAAATACTTGACCAGCCACTGACATCAACCGTTCCTGTTCGGTCAATGCGATTTGCGTTAGATCACGGTAATCATACTCCAGACCATTACGTTCCAGTAGATCCTTTGCTTGTCTGCAATATCCACAGACGGGTGTTCCTACTACTATATACTTCATCTTATGCTCCTGCCTCGAATTGTTTCCATCTGATCATATTTCCGATCGTTTGATGTCTCCAGTTAAGGTTATTTACTATTTCATTAAGTGTCTCAATTACAGTCTTTAGGTATGCGACCTTCTCTTCACTACGTTGAATCTCCGGATCGGAGTCGTAGTAATGTTCCATCTCACCTTTCAGTATCTTCAGACCGTTGAACGGGTCTGGTTCCCACCCTTTAGATTTGAGGGTGTTCTCGTCCATCTTACCATTGTAGTACAACCACTTATCCTTCAACAGAATCTTCTGTACGTGATCGGCACGTTTCAAGGACAACTTGGCTGTGGACAGGTATTGTAAATATTTTGCGTGTAACATCGGAGTGTTACGGGACGTTTCGTCCAGTTGATGTGTAGGGATCTGACAGTCTGTCTTCCACTCACTCAATATCAATTCTAAATCTAACTTCATAATTTATTCCTCATTCTTTATATAGTCTACCATATCTAACCAATAGTCTTGATCAAAACCCAATGTAAAACTCAGTGTCATTCTATAACAGTCAGTGTACGCACAGTGATATATGACTGGTCTTTCTTCTTCGTAACTTGCGAAGTATCCTACCTTACACGACCAACCCTTCTTGTCATGCATTGTATTTATCTTTCCGTTATCTACCCATTTGAACCAACCATCTCCGGTCTCACTCCACGTGAATATCACATTGAACGATGCCGCGTTTGCGTTATTGTGCCAGTCTATGAATCCTTGAGGTGGATACAACTGAGACAATGCAGAAGACTGTAACCCCAATTCTGTCTTGAGTCGATCGTTGACTTCCTCGAAGTCTTTCGTGTACAACGCCTTCGCTTCCGCATCCGGTTGATTATAGTGTTGAGGTTTTATTGGATGCGAGTACGCAGCTCCGGGCAGACCGTCATGATCTGACCCCTTCTTCATTAATTCGTTTAGGTATTCTTCGGATGTGAAGTGATTGCCCTCACCAATATGTTGGCTCATACAATCACTCGTCTTCGTGACATCATATTTCTCACGATACAAATAACGAAATCTTTCTAATATATCAAGAACACGTTGGTTCTTCACTTCAATAAACTTCATACTACCTCAGTTCAAATGACGAAAATCTAAACTCCACGTTGAATGTTAAGTACTGCACGGTCGATGTGTTTGCTTGTAACTGTATAGAACTAATGTTTGTTGGTATACAGTCTTTATATAGTATCTGCGTATTGGAGTTGTTATGACTCGTTAAGATACTTACTACGATATCCTGATACGGACTAAACTGAGCATCAGTGTTGGATGTCTGAGGCGAGTTGATCGTACTCTCTAACCAAGACTGCATCTCTTTGTATGATGTCATGTTCTCGTCCAGTATGATATCCAAGGCAAGACTACCGTAAGTGATCTTGTCACCCGCTAATGGAATAGACGTTATGCGTGGCGTACCAAGTTCTAACGGAGAAACCGTAGAGCCCGGATGCGTCACACCCTGTGCAAAGTACTCAAGGTTCGGGTAATTTTGCCTACTAATTATAACACGAAACCCAGTCGGTTGCAAGTAGTTTTTGTTTGCTGTTAGTTCTGCCATTGATGTTCTCCTATACCTTCTATTTATACGATAAATAACTCACATGAACAGAGATATTAAAAAATTCCACGAATGCGGTTATGTCATAGTTACCGACTTTCTCAGCGACTCGCAACATGAGGAGTTGGTGAAAGAATGTCATAATCTTGCCGACTTCGGTATGCATAATCCCGATAAGTTTTGGGTTTTAAATGCACCAAACAATCCATGTAAACTTGACGGTGTAATGGAGTTGTCCGGTAAGTTATTTAGACTTGGTAGAAATGAGACGTTGGTCAAGTATGCAAGGGAACTGATAGGGCCCGATATAGAGACCTATATCTCTAAGTTCTTTCCCATGATACCAAGGGAAGGATTCTCTGTAGACTGGCATCAAGACAATCATTACATAAAGGCAGATCCAAATAAGATGATCAGTTGTGATGTGTTTGTTGAAGGTGCGTCCAAAGAGAATGGTTGTCTACGTATCATACCCAACTCTCAACATGAACTACTGCCCCACGAATTGACATCTCACGATGTATTCGATTGGATAGAAGATAGACATTGGGACAATATCATAGACATAGAACTAGACGAACCTTTTGCCATACTCTTTCACCCTCAGTTAATCCACAGTTGTTATCGTAACACTAGTGATCGATTTAGATACAGTGTTGCGTGGGAATATATCACCACCGATAACCACTCACCTATACACCGAGGGCATCATTCTCAAGATCGTTTAAATATCGCTTGACTTAATTTGCTACATACTGTATAATGTGTAACAGATGATGAGGAAAGTAAATGATTTTAGAACATAAAGATGCTTTATACGCAGCAAATGCTTTTGATGAGTTCTTTGGAAACATAGAACGCATCGATGAATACATGAGACAGATCAAGATGGAACGTATGGAATCCTTTCCGTACTCTCTGCCTGGCATGGGGCCAGAAGAAGATCTGTTCAGCAACTTCGATATCCATCCGTCAGAGATGGAGTTTGTAATACAAGAATCACCCGCACAACAGTTCATGTCCTACATGGAGATTGTCACGTCCGCACCCGTGGAAGCGTCAATTCCAGGCAAGGGACTGAAGTGGGTTATCAAAGAGAAGAATACTAACATGGTTGTTGGTATGATTCGTTTCGGTTCTCCTACTATTAATAGTAGACCACGGAACGAATGGTTAGGACGACCACTAGACAGTATGAATCCAGACGTAATGAAACGGTTCAATGACTCCGCAATCATGGGGTTCAACATTGTACCGACTCAACCGTTCGGTTACAACTATCTTGGTGGTAAGTTACTGGCCGCAATTTGTTGTTCCCACCACACACGTGAGGCATTGAACAAGAAGTACAATTCAAACTTCTGTATGTTCGAGACTACTTCGTTATACGGGTCAACAAAGTCTGCATCGCAGTATGATGGTATGAAACCATTTCTGCGGTTCAATGGTTTGACAGACTCAAACTTCTTACCACTAATCAATGACAACACTTACCGCAGACTTAGTGCATGGTTCGTTGAAAAGAATGGTGGTGAACCCTTGGTTCCTGTGGACGCCTCATCTCGTAAACTAAAAACACAGACCAAGATGGCATCTATTATCAAAGCCTCTCTCAAGGTACATGATGAGAATGCCTATAAGAAGTTCTGTCAAACTTATTCGGATGCAAAGGGACTGACGGAACGTAAACGTTCTTTCGTGTCTACCTACGGGTACGACAACGTCCCTGCGTATTTGAACCTAGAAACTGATACATTGATCAAGAAAGAGAATTTCGACAGATTCTCTCTAGAGGGTGTTACTGCATGGTGGAAGAAGAATGCCATCAAACGTTATGACAAACTCAAGAGTGAAGGTCGTTTGCGTAGACAAGTAGAGACTTGGAATGTAAATGCAGACGACATTGATATTATAAGATAAGAGTCTTATATATACTACTGTGTTCTATAATCCTCAATGAGTTTTATATTTCACTTAATTTAATCCAATAGGAAAATAACTATGTCAATCATAACACTAGCTGATTATGTCAGCACAAATACAGACCATATCGCGTTACCCGACTACACTGACCTTGGTGTAGAATCCGTAGAAAACATTGTACTATCTTTTGACCAGATTCATATCGATGATATCACTGGCAACGTAGGTAAGGTAGACACCCACACTGGCGCTGAGATCGAACAACTTAGGTTGTCTTTCGCTGACGGTGTCGATTCCCAAGAGTTTCCACCCGCAGTTTATTACCGTGGTGCGGCGTTTAGTAAACCATACGTCCTTGTATATGGTTACGGTAGATCCGAAGCGATTCGTGCTTTGGGACAAAAAGAGTGGATCTTTACTTTGTTCGCTGGTACACCAGAACAGATGGAAGATGTACAGGCACAAGAGAACGAGGGATATCCCAAGCGATTCAACAAAGAAGTCGATATGCGTAAACACCTGAGTCGCAAAGTTGCAAATGGTCGCATCAAGAATACAGAGAAGGCGATTACCAAAGAGTTCATTAGAATCTACGGTAAGACACGAGATAAGACTTGTCGTAACCGTGTAGTGAAAATGGTTATGGAAGCGGCAGATACGCCACAACCGTATATCCTATATACCTCTGTCCCTAAAGTACAGGATTGGGTATCTAACCACTCTTCGGTAGAACATGTTATCGGTGGTGAGTTCAGTGAGGAAACCAACTCATACGGTGTATGTATCGGTGAAGGTTATCAGTATCGTGTTATCATGCAGGCTGTTAATCGTTACATGGAGACAGGTAAGTTTACCAACCTTATTGGTCATGTAGGCGCACCGACTTCAAAGGCGACACTAGAGATCAAACGAAAGAGATTTGTTGATCAGTTAAATACACACAGACAGGCATTAGAGTATTGTGGGTTGACTACATTCCCCGTGAGACTTCTTGGTTTCTTACCACAAGAACAGGGTAAAGAAAGTTTGAAACAATTAGTAAAATATTCCTTGCCAAACAACTAGAGTTTGTGTTATAATATACCCATATTATGCGGAGTTAGTATAATGATTACGTTAGGTGTCCAACCTAAAGATGGGGGTTCAAGTCCTCTGCTCCGCTCCAAACATTTTTCCCCCCACTTCGGTGGGGTTTTTTTTGGGTGCCATCCTTGGCTATCTTACTCTATTCCCCTTCTGGTGCTGTTGCATCTGTGCCAGTCTTTTCCGCAACATCTTTAATCAAATTTGATGTCACATCTAACACACCGGCAGTTACACCAAAGACATCTGAACCAACACCTTTAATAACACCACCAGTACCATCGATAGTTGCATCGACAGTTGAACAAGCAGACAGAACTAATGCGAATGCAATTGCAATAAAACGCATAATACTCTCCTGTTTCTAGATTGCTGGATAACCAGATTCCGACTAACGCTTACCCGTATAGGGCATCCCCCGTTGTTACTTTGTCCAGTTCGTGAACATAGGTATTTATACGTATAGTAAAATCTTCTATCCAGTAATTCCGGCTGTGGTTTCCTATCCACTCATGTGCAGTACGTACCACTTGATACGCAGAACATCTTCCTTATATCTATTTATACGCATAAAAAAAGGGACTCCGAAGAGTCCCTCTAAAATGTGGTGAGTTAACCTCACTCTTATTTTTATACTTCTTATGTGAGGATGTTGTCCACACGGAAGATGCGGTAGTACTGGTTGCTTTTCGCAGCAGCAAGACCATTGCTAGTAGGTGTAGAACCAACATATGGGTTAGAAGCCATGCCGTAGCGAGTCTTGAAACCGATTTTTGGTTGGAACGTATCTTCACCAACAGCCTTAACCATCTGTAAAGGAACATATGGGCAGTAGAATACACCACTGTCGTATGCGTTTTGACCTTTATAGCCTACAGTACAGTAGTCAGTCTGGGCATATGGATCGATGTACACTTTGATGCGACCGTTAAGTACACCAGCGAAAGTGTTACCAGTGTCATCAACCTGAAGGTTGTTAGACATAGCAGGACTGTAGTCCAAAGTACCAGCAGCAGCAAGTGCAGTAGCAACATCTGAAGAACAGATAAGTACGTTACCTTTACCACGGCGAGTTTCTTTAGCAATCACGTTACATTCGCGATCGATCTGAACAGTCAGACCTTTGAACTTCTCAGCAGACCAACGACCGTCAGCATCTGAAGACAGATCGAAGACACCGCTCTTAGTAACGTTAGCTTGCAACGCACCAGTTTTAGCTTGACTGTTGATAGTACGAATTACTTCGCGGTTGATTTCAGCAAGGATCTCAGTTGACAAGATGTTCGCCAACTCAGTTTCTGCGTCTAGACCGTGGATTGCTTTAAGGTCTTGAGCAAGTTCCAAAGAGTACTCAGCTTTCAACGCACGAGATACAGCAGTAACACTTTGCTTCTCGATGGTGAAACCCATTTCTTTGAAAGTAGAACCACCGGAAGAACCAAGTGCTTCAGCAGAACCAGTAGGCATACCAGTTGCGCCAAGAGCAAGAAGACGGTTGTCGTCTAAAGAACCATCTGGAGTAGCAGAATCAGAGATTCCAGCGAAACCAGAAACGTTGTCACTGTCGTGAGTACCAGCAGAGTCGCCAGAGAACTGAGTCTCAGCTTCACCGAAGAGTGCTTCACGTGAACCAGTTGCACCAGAACCATATCGTGCCTTCATGGCAAAGATAAGACCAGTGGGGCCGTTCATAGGTTGTACACCACATACATCGTATGCGATAAGGTTAGGCATCGCACGGCGAACCAAAGAGATCAAGATAGGATCCCAAGTTCCGATTGAACCAGTGTTAGCACCAGCAGGTGCAGCTTCGGTCATGAATCCCATCTCAGCAGAACGTGACTCGGCCATTGCGCGTTCTTGGTTTTCCAAGATTGCAGCAGTTACCGCTTTACGGTGGTGATCAGTGATTGCGCCAGCAGAACCTTCGTTCAGTACTGGAGACCATTTTTCGATAAGAGTATCGTAAGATTGTTGCATTTTAATAATCCTTACTTAATAGTTTTTTTGATAGCGTTAACGTATGCGTCCATTGAACTTGAGATCTCTACGGTTTGATCCGCGTCTTCTACAATCTGTTCAACTTCTGCGTTATCAACAGGTTCTTTAGCGAAGTGTGACTCGATTACGATACCTACTTTAGACGCGAATGTTTCTTCGTCAAAGTCGATTCCTTCGATAAGTCCTTTTAACTTCTCTACTTGGGTGTCAGCAAGACCACGAGATGCTTCAGCGATGATTGCATCACGCTTCAATACTTCGAGTTCTTCGCTTAACTTAATTGCGTCACCAGTAGTTGAGTTAAGTTTTTCTTCCAACTCAGTTACTTGTTCTGCAAGTTCGTCAACTAGGTCAACTTTTGCTTCAGGGACATCGATGTAAGATTCTACGAATAGATCTTTCATTTTACCCATGAATGATTCAGCGATTTCAGTACGGAGACCGTTCTGTACCGCAACCTTGTTTTCTTCCATCCAAGATTCAACAACGTAATTCATGTAAGAATCTACTTTCTCAACAAGATCAGCTTTAACAGCAGATACTTCTTCAGACAGTTCTTCTTTGTACTGCTCTTCTAAACGATCAACTTCTTCGCTTAACTTAGAACGGACAGCAGCTTCAAAAATTACAGCAGTCTTCTCTTTAAACTCTTCTGAAAGAGTGGCTTCAGATTCTACCAACGCATCCAACTCTGAAGTTGTATCGATAGATTCTGCAACAGACTCTGCCACCTTACCTTTGCCGAACATAGTGTCGTATGCAGCTTGCAGTTCACCTTTCTTCATTTTAGAAGCGGTGACATACATTGCATTCAACAGACCGGCTTTGGTCTTAGGTGCGGGTGCCTGATTTGTTGCGCCAGCAGCTTTATCGACAGATGCGAGAGATTCTGGTTCCGTTACCGGAGTATCATCTTTGGCTTCTACGACTTCTGCTTGTGCTTCTTCGAGAGTTTCCTCCACAATGTCGTTAATTTCTTCATCGTGAAGTTCAACTTCGACTTTACTTTCTTCAGTCATAATTGACTCCTTACATATTAGATTTGATTAACGAGAGGAAATTCTTAAACTCCCGAATCTGCACTTCGGATTGAAATGCTTTCGGTGCGGTTTTAATTTCTGTCTCCATATCTTCAATAATCTGGGGTTCCAAAATGCCGTTATTCCAGACCCAATCCACACCTTCCATAATTCCATTGACAAAAGCGTCAGGTGCTGAGGGGTCTTGTACGATATCTACCGTACTAAGAATAAAGTCGTCTTTGACATACATTGCGCCATTTCTTTGTTCCAGACTTCCCATTCCACGAGTTGACACACCCAATTGTACACCACCATCAAGGAGACCTTTAACAATCTTACCCATTGGAGTATCCAATATTTGTGCCTTTCCTACCACATCATTACCTTCGAAACGAAGATCAGTGATGAGGTGAGAAACTTTATCCAAGTTAACCGTAGGGCCTTCAGGGTGATTCAATTCACCTACCGCACGTTTCTTGCTAACTTGGGTTTCAACGTATGCATTTACTGCCTTCTCCATAATTGGTTTAGGGTAAATACGTCCGTTTCTATTCTTTGATTCTGTTTGAATGAAGATTCCTTCAATGACGTAATTCTTCTCGCCATTTTCTTTCTTCTCTACGATACACTCAAGATCGTTTTCTTTAAATTCGCTAATTAACTTCATTAGAGTTTACCACCTAGTGCTTTGACAGTTGAGACTAAAGTCTTCATTGCTTCCGACTGCGTCTTGAATACATCTAACTTGTCACCGTCTATATACACGCAGTAACCTTTTGGTTCTTTTACAATAACTACCGGAACCTTTACAGACCCTTTAGTCTTCGCAGAGTACACGGTTTCACCCTTATACTTCTTTGCTTCGCGGATCTGTTTAAATGTTTTCACTATAAGTTTTTCCCTGTTTGTACATTTATTTATACAAAAAAAGTTTTTTAGATCGAATTATTATTAAGAAAGTTCGTCTTCTTCTTCTTCTTCGACTTCGTCTTCTTCCGACTCATCTTCATCTTCGAGGTCTAATTCTAACTCTTCTATCTCTTCTTCTTCTGGTGCATCATTAAAGATAGTATCGGCTACCGCAACCTTCTCGGCATCCATAGCATCTTGCATCTTACTACCCAACATATCGTTGAATAGATCTCCAGCATTATTAAAGTTAGATGCCTGAATCGCATCGACAAACTGATTTAGGTTCAGTTCCATTTGCGTAGGTTCTTGTACTTCAGTTGTTTCTGTATCACTCATGATTTTCTCCAATTAAAATTCGTCTTCATTTCCGGTCTCTGCATTAGATTCAATTGCGATCTGTTTCAAGATAGTCTCAACTTCATCTTCTTGCATTTGTAACACGTTCTTCCATACCCACTCTTTAGAGAAGTACTCACCAACATACTGAGATACTTGATCCATAGTCTGGAGACGTTCTCTAAGTACTTCTGCTTCCTTCAGTTCGGTGAAGTGGTTGTCACGTATATAGTCAACCGTGATATCATTCTTCCACTCTTCCCAATCCAACTCAGTGATAATACCTTTAAGTATTAACTGTTTACGAAGGATATTTAGGAACAACGTTGCGAAGCGTTTTCGCAGACGATCAATAAACTTCTGGAACTTAACTTCGTCTCTGTTGATCTCTGTTGAACGACCTAAAGAGAACTGAGCCTCTTGTTCTAAACGCGACAGAGGAACATTCAAAGATCTATATAGTCGTTTCTGAAAGTATACAATATCATCGATCTGTCCAAGATTCTCACCGCCAGGCAGTGTAGAGATCTCAGTACCACGACCACCTTCTTTACGTGGTAACCAGAAGTCTTCCAACATAGACATATGTTTACGGTCATCTTTCAATTGACCCGTGTTCGCATCGTATACCAACTTGTTACGGTATCGAGCCATGATGTCTTTCATGTGTTTCTCTGCCTTCTGTGGAGGCAAGTTACCCACATCTATGTAAAAGATTCTACGTTCAGGCGCACGTGCGAGACGGTAGATTACCAATGAATCTTCCATCATACGCAATTGGTTAATTGGTTTGATTGCCTTGTGTAGGAATGATACTACACGTTTTCTAGAAGGATCCAACAGACCAGACGTAACATAGGATACTGAATCCGGACTTAACTTAACACCAGACTGCGTACCAGATTTCTCTTGATAGATGTAAAACTCTTCGGTCTTCTCTACAATCTTTGCGTTAGTGGATGGGTCTTTCTTATACTTTACCTCACGAACCTTACGTACCTTTGCAGCATCGATGGGACGGATCTCTTGGATACCAGCCTTCATATTAGATTCGTTTACCACCAAGTGGTGATACAAACGACCATCTACATACCACGAACGGAACATGTCGTGACCTAACTCATTGAAGTTCAACATCGCGCAGATGCCGTCAAACTCTTCAATGATGTTCTTCTTAATCTTATCGGATGCTTTTACCTTATCGAGATCCAGACCAACCGGAGATTCCATTTCTGAACCAGAGATAGACTCGTTGATAATATCTTCGATAGCAGCATCGACTTCAGGATGTTGTGCAACACCCCTATACTTTTGAATTTGTTGTGTGTTGTCCTTAGAGTCCGCACCGTCCATATCAATATATGCACCGAAGTGTGAACCACTGGCAGTAACGTACCCAGCACCATCGGGATCAGCCGTTGGTACAATAGAAGGTAGTTTTTCTTTGTCCTTTTCTTTGGTCGCTCTCTTTATTTCAAAACCAAAGAGTTTTAGACCGTTATTGTCTTCTGCCATTTAAAACCTCAAAACTGAATAGTAAAATGGAAGAGGAGACAATTCCCCCCTTCCATTCATTACTTATACTAGAATTAACTAGTAGTATTTGATTCCCAATATTGGATAGCAAATTCTACAGTGAACTCTTCGATCGTATCATTAGTCTCGTAAGACAATGCGATCTCCGACACATTAGTCGGGAAACAACCACGGAAGTTGTATGTTTTCAATACATCTCCATTGCGGTCTAATTGATCAACTGACAGATCAGCTTCGTAATCTACAGGGTTAGACAAACCAGTATTTGCAGCATGTGCATTAATACCATTCATCCAACGCTCCATAGCGTCACGAACACTAAAGTCTGTGTCGTTGATTACAGTTACAGTCCAGTTAGCGAAAGTACGATCGCCCGCAATCTTCAATTGGCGTCCACGGAACGGAACAGTTACCAGTGCCATTTCTGACACAGGTAATGCCGCTGTCTTACACAGGAAGGATGCAAGTTCTACATCTCCACCAGCGTAAGCAGGGAAGTTCAATGTTGCCTTGAAGAGATTGGGTCGCGCACCGCCACCACGGAGTTTTGACTTAAAGTCATCTACACCTAATACAGCCATTTCTTATCTCCCCTTATACCGTGCCAACTACTTCGTCAAACTCAACACCAGTTCTAACTGCAACGAAATTCAACGTTACGAAGTTAATAGAACGAGCGGGTTTGATGAAGATTGAAGCGATAAATTCATTTCTATCAATGACAGCCGGTGTGTTGTTTGTTTCGTCACAAACGACACGGAAGTCAGTGATACCTCTTCGACCCTGTACTTCACGGAGTAAAGGTTCTACGATGTTTGTAAACTCTGCACGAGTAAACTCGTCATTGAATTCAAACATTACGTTCTTGGCAGCAAGAGCAATTTGACGTTCAAGAACAAGGAACAATCTACGAACGTTAATTCGATCGAATGCACTTGGACGTGATTCAAAGGTCTTGTCACCGAACAGGATAACACCAGCGCCTGGAATGTTGGCGATTGGGTTAACACCTGCTTTGTACAGAGTATCTCTCTGAGTCTTGTTAGGGTTAGATAGAATGTCTGTTACACCCAAGTAGTTACCACGTCTCTGTCCAGCAGGAGAGAACCACGGTGCAGCTACTGCGTCAGTACCAGCGAATAGACCGGCGGTACCAGCGTTAGCTGGGATTTGGATGTATTGATCGTTATACTTGTCATATACCTTGAACCAGTTGTTATCAACAACAAGGTAAGATGAACGAGTACAACCACTCGCAAACGAAGTTGTGCTAGTTACAGGAGTAGTACCTGTAATTGCAGCCTTATCGGGGGAAGTAGTTACAACACAATCTTTACGTCCTTTAGCGATTGCAACAAGATCATTTACAACGGTGTTACCGTCAGTCTTGTTAGCGTGAGCAGGAGCAATCAACATGTCCACTTGTACAGTCTCAACGTCTTCGAACAGATCAAAACCAGTAGAGTATTCACCAGTGCCGATAGCAGAACCATCTGTTCCTCGACCCAAAGTAACAAGACTCTTTGCGTTTGTCCAACCTGCCAGAGGTACAGCGTAATCCTGAGCAGAATCGACAGAAGCGGTTTCTCCGATCATATGTCCGAAGTTATCGTGTGCCGAACCAAATGCAGAATCGTCACCGAAGTAACTGTTCCAAATGTAGTTAGACTTATTGTTGATAACGTCTGAGATGTAGTTCGGGGTTCCATCTGGAGTCGAAGCACCTTTCAGCATAGATACGTGTGGGAATGTTTCTAGAACAGTTCCTTTAGTACCAGAGATTGCACCAGTACGATCGACAACAGCAACGTGCATTTCATCATTAGTTGATGATTCGTTGATGCTTGACAAGTACGGTGAAGTTCCCGCAGATTGGTCGAACGCGCCTGCGTAATCCCAAGCACCAAATGCAGAATCGCCAGCAGGACAGAAGGCAACCGCTAATGCGTTACCTAACTCGCCAGGGTACTTAGCGACAAAAGAACCAGTGTTCGATGTTCCGACTACGCCTAGGTTCAATGTGTCGAAATGATCACGGTTGCGGATCTGAAGAACCATACCGGAACTATCAACACCTTCGATACCTACTACATGAGAAGAACTTGCATTGAAGGCAGAGTCTGTTGCTTCACGTACAACGTAAAGTGAGTTTGAATATTTTAAGAACGATGCAGCAGATATAAAATCTACGGCATTACTTGTGTCGGGTGCAGCGAAGACGCTTACTAGACCAGATTCATCTGCTACTAGTGTGCGTTCTTGTACAGGCCCCCAACGAAATTTCCCTACAAAGGCGCCAGTCGATGACGTTACACTGGGTACTACACCAGTGAGATCAATCTCTTTGACTACAATTGCGGGAGAAGCTGATGTTGCCATAACTTTTTCCTTTTTTCGGTTTGCGAATTATAAGTTTGCATGATACGATTTTTTCTTCAATACCTTTATTTATACATTCCGGTATTTCACCAATCTTGCACACCTACTGTACCATGCGTCCTGTGCATCCAATCTTCCATATCCTCACCATCTAATCTCTGAGACTCTTCATGTTCGATATAATCTGTCCCGTCATCGATAAATCCGGCTGGGGGAACATCGTTTTCTATTTGTCTCATCTGTTCCTCAAACATCATCTCTTTTAGATTGATGTCTGTCATATCAGCAAAGAACTGTGTGGACACAAAGTACCCAAACATTACTAGATTCATCATCAAGTCATCATGGTTACCGTCACTCGCCTCGTATGATTGTCCTTTACCTACGAAGGTTGATATCTCCAAGATGGTATTCTCATCTACGATGTCTAGTTTCTTCTCTTCAAGAATATCCTTGATTGCGGTACAACCTAGACGTTTAGTCTTGCGGGTCATCTCAATACCAATAGAGTCCGACTTTACCGCAGATGATACAAACACATTCTCGTATTCTAGATCATAGTATAACCCGTTACATACGACCGTACCTTGATCATTCGACTCAATTACCACATAGGCTTCATTGTAGAGATTCGAATACTTATATATAATATTAGGAAAAAGCACAGGCGAAATAGAATTATTGCGATAGACGGCGACCTGTTTAAAAGGTTTCACGCTAATGTCGATAACGTTAAACGTAGAATAGTCCTGTCCTCTTCCCTTCGATACATCGACACATACAAGGTATTCATGTCCTTTTTGTGGCTTATCGTAAACTAGGAAGTCTCCCCCATTGAGATAGTCTATGGGGTTAGATGCACGTAGTGACAGAAGAGTCTCTGCGTTAATTAGAGTATCACCTGTTCCGAAGAAGGTGTTACCAAATTCTTGATCGAACTGAAGTTGTGACGTGTTCGCTACTGTCTGTCGTTTCCATTCTTCGTCCCTGCCTGGCACATCATGCCAGTTGACCTCAAATGGTTTAAAATCATTTACGCCTTGTTTCGCACCCGTCCAGATTTTTTCGAAGGGATTCCCAATACCGTTCGCAGTAGACGTGATAATGACTTTAGTATCCCGACCGGCTGATACCACAGGATATGTAGAAGTATAGAATTCATTTGCTCTTTCCACAAACGCAAACTCATCAAGAAACAAGAGGTTGACAGACATACCACGAATAGAACTGCCTGAAGTGGCAGCTGCAATAATTCTAGAGTTATTACTAAACTCAATACTACCTTTATTGAGTGCTTTACAACCTGGCTGTAAAAAGAACGGTAAGTTTTCCAATGCGAGCGTAACACGACCTAACATCTCCCTTGCAGTTGCGCCTTTGTTTGCTAGAACTGCAATTGTTTTTTCCGGATGAAATATCGCGTACCATAGAATGTAAACCACAGACGAAATACTTTTACCCGACTGACGGCAAGCAAGCACTACGCAGAAACGATTATCGTTAAAGTGGTTAAACATATTCTCTTGATATGGATACAAGTTAAAGTTAACTAGTCCATCATCAAGCGAGATAATTTTAACATAGGTGCGAGCAAAATACGCTGGGTCATTCATGCACCGTGCGTACTCTCTTACCGACTCCTCTGTCCACTCCTCTGCAACCCCATCCTTCTTTACATTAGGATTGCCTAGGTAGCTATTCTTCTCTGCTGGATTCACCATTTATCACCTTTGGTTCATTATGAAGTATTCTTTGCAGATCAGTTGTAGAACCTATGAACACATTGTTGTTGGTAGTACCACCTTCAATCTGTTTAGGTTCCTGTTTAATGTCCTTGTTCTTTTTGTTCAAGTCCATCAGTTTATCGTTTACGTCCGAAATGTTCTTTATCATTCCGGATAACACTTCAAATGCACGGGGGTGTTCTGACTCCCGTGCCACTTCAATCATGAGTTCTAACGACTCTCTACCCTTCTCGATTAACTCGTAGTAGGTATCACGTGAGTACTCATAATCTGTGTTAACATTCTTATCATCAGCCATTATTTCTCGATATCATACAGTAGTTCATTAAACCCGTAGTCACTGTCAGGCGACACATTAGTGGGACTTGGTGTTATATTTAGTCTTTCGACAAATAAGTCACTGTCGTTGAAACCCTCTTCTTTTAAGAAGAAGTTTGTGTCAACTTCACGGATGATAGATGATTCTTTCTCTGGGCCATAGAATGACATCTTCATTTCAAAGTCCAGAGTGTATATGATGGTACGTCTTTGACCTACCGATCCTTCGAAGTCATCTGAGAAAGTAATACCATTAAGTATAATTGGTACGTCCTCAACAATCTCTGTGTAATCAGTAAATGGTTTTATCGACAAAGTATATTGTGGGTTGAAATAAGGTATAACCTGTTCGACTATCTGTAACGCATCATCTTGAGATTTTGCATATACGTTCAACTGAAATCCCATTGTGTAGGGAACAGATGTATAGAATCTTTTCTTCTTACTAACGTCAGTACCGGATCTGGCAAACTTGTTTACCTTGGGTAACTGTCTCTCCGCATCATATGCCAAGTTAGTTATCTCGAACGACATACGTGGTAACTTGATGGCTACCCTACGTTCTGCGTCCTCACCCTGTTGCATTTCTTGCAGACGTTCTATAAAGGATCTCTTAGGTGCATACGATAGGGGAACCTTGACTTGAGAGATAGTCTCTCCGGCAGAGTTCTGTCGCAACACATGAAGATTATTAAATATAGAACCGAATACCGATACGGCAGTACGAACTCTCTTGTTATAAAACCAAGATCCAAACATTAGAATGCATCTCCAAATGGATTGGATTCTGAGAAGTCTAGGAAGTCTCCTTCAAAATCATCAAATATTTTATTCTGGGCTGACTGTTGAATTTGTTGTAGTTCTTCTACAAGTTTCGGAACCCACTCTGCTTCAGACGATACTCCGACTATTGGCGTAGTGTCAGTGAATGTACGATATTTTCCGTCTGTACTACCCACATGAGCAAGTTGTAATATACGATCACTATCGTTCCAAGAAGTAACTTCACCTTTGATCGTGTATTCAGTGTTGGTCTGTGTGACAGTTTCACCGACAACGAACCGACCACCGTCTGTAGGTGCATCTATAGTTATTGTTGGGACAGAAGTGTAATGTAAACCAGCGTTACCGATATCAACAGAACCGATACCACCGTTGGACAGTACCGCAGTCAATACAGCGTTAGTACCATCAGCACTATTAATCTTAGCGGTATTAACATCACTATCATACGCAGCAGTTGGGACTACCAAGTCTAAGTTACTGTCAAGTCGGTTATCCAGAATAGTTGCACGATTACCCGCTAAGGCACGGAACTCATCAATGTAACCATCAAAGATACTATATTCGATACCGTCCGCATTACGTGCAGCCAAACCACCGACTGCATATCCAGTACCATTGATAAGGTCATGCGATACAGGTGAAACAGAATCCAAAAGTTCTGAACCATTTAGGTACGCATATAATCGTTTAGGATCTCCACCGGCACTATCGTTATCAACACCAAATACAAAGTGGTTCCAACCAGATACAGAGACAGCTGCTGAGGTTAATTCTTTCTGTCCATGTCCATCATTATCATTATAAGAATAGACAAGATTACCCGACTGATTAACACCAAACACTTGTTGGTTCTTCAGACTATTGCCACCCGTGTACAACAATGCTTGTTGACCACTTGAGGGTAGATTTCTAACCTTAAAGAATAGTTCCACACTACCGACATCACTAGTCAATAGATACTGTCGTTCGTCACCGTGACCAAGGAATGCGTGGAAAGATGATGCGCCAAATACGGACTGATTTGAAATAACAGGGAAATTCAAGACAGGTGCGGATGTATAACCCGATCCAGATGAATTGACAGTCACTTCACTAATTCTACCTTGATCGTCCAGTACTGGTGTCAACGAAGGAAGATTCTGATCACTTGTATTCATTGTAAGTTTATACTGGAACGCACCTTCATACTCAACCGCATCAATAGATGCAATCTCAGTATCAAAGTCTTCATCACTGTATTCGAATAACTCACACTGCATACGGAATGTAGGTAGGTTACTCAACTGATAGAATGGCGTCTCAGTCTCTACCTTGAGAACCTCGAACATAGACTCTGACATAGGCAAGTAAATGACATCACCTTCACGAGGACGGAAACCGTTCTCAGCCAGATTGTCACCCACCATCTTCTTCCAACGTCTACGTGCGACAACAAAGGTTGCTTGGTCACGTAACTCAATACCGAACTTAGTGAACAAGTCACCCTCTCCATCAAAACCTTCTTGGTTTTCGATGTACATCTCGATCTTGTAGGCGTCAGAAAAACGTGAGGGGATGTCATCACCAAAGATCTTATCCTTGTTGACGATCTCACGTGGGAGATAGTATACGTCCTCACCATAGAACTTTAAAGACTCGATTACGATGTCTTCATACAGGTGTTGTTCTGAACGTACCTTTTTGCTTATATATGGATTTGTTGCCATGTTATCCTACGAAGAAGACAGGGCCCACATCTTCCTCTTCCCTAAACCTAACTTTAATTTGTTCGATCTCGTTATTAGCGTCCTCAAAGATAGAACGTCCGTTGATCTGAACACCGCCAGGCAAGGTCATACCATCAAACTTTAATAGGTTGGTTCCCCATTGCCTTTTAATGAGACTTGTGGTATACTCTTTAAGGAACTTATGGTTCCACAATGAATTGTATTCTGTTGTTGAATCCGGAGTTCTTATTCCGTACACTTCTGCAACAATGTTATCACCGACCGATAGTTTCTCGGTACTCACATAGAAGTACAGACGATTACCTTGTCTGTCGTGTGTCATCTCTGGAATACCCGTTAGTTTCATATCGAGTAATGATAGATGTTGTTGCATTTGTTCGTAGTATGCGATGTCACCGGCAAAGTTATTTAAGTCGGTCACATCATTCAACATCATTTGATATTTGATGTCAAAGAAATTTGTTGTTTGAGAAACAGTATTGATTGGGAATATACGAACAACGGTAGTAATACTATCGTCAGCCAGATCCACATAACCGTTGTCTATATCATCCTGTGTTAACGCGAATGACATGTAGTGTCTTCGAGATCCATCTGGATGATTCTCACGAAACCACTGCATGGCTTCATCGACACGATCTTCGATCTGTTCATCATCACAGTTTATTTCGATCACGGGTGAACCCAAACTACGCAAGCAGTAATCGATCATCTCTTGTCTAGAATTTGGACTTGCCATTAATTGATCCTTGTACCCGAAGAGTTATATACTTTGAGTTGATTAAAATCTATGATATCTACCGCACTACTAGAGTCTTCGGTCTTTATATAAATTATACCTTCGTTGGTATTTATCGCAATTTCACCTAGAACGAGATCACTGGTGCCAGGCGCAACGCCTTTGACCGTGCTCTTCTTATGTTTAATAGTTGTACTCAAGACCTATCTCCGAATAATTATAAGTTTAGACTCCCCGAAGGGAGTCGGTACACTTATTTATGAGTATGTTCCACCGTCAATTGTACTAATCGCAACAGATCCAGATGTCAACGTAAAGTTCGCAGTTGGGAACTTCGCAACACCAAGATTAGTAGCGGTTGCGGTTTCAGCTGTAACGGTCAACGAGTTTGATGCATCGGCATACGTAAGATCAATACCTTCACCCGCTAACAATAAGCTTGATACACGGTCATCGATAGTCTCTGACATACCAAGGATAGTTGCATCAATGGTTTTGTTAGCTACCCACTTATCGCCTGATGCTTCATATAAGAATGTTGGACGATCTCCACCAGTAAAAGTTGAAGAACCAACGATAAGACCAGCACCATCTGCTTCCGCAGCATTATCAGCACTGTCTCCAAGAATGAGAGTCAGATCATTGATAGTTACTTCGGTAGAGTGGATAGTGGTTGTAAGACCCTGTACAGTCAAGTTACCCCGAACGACAACGGTACCTGAGTCACCAACAGGATTAGGATCTAAGTAAAGTTCGGTTGCACCACCGTTAGTTGTACTAATGGTGTTGCCATCAATACGGATATTATCGACATCGATCTGGGTTAAACCAGCAAGTACTGTGGATGATGCACCAAGTGCAATACTAGTACTACCAACTGTGAGACTGTCGTTGTCCAGTTTAGCGTTAGTAACACCACCGTCTTTAATACGGAGTGTATCACTACTTGTCTCGATAGTACTGTTATCTACGTTTACATTTAGTGATACTGAACTACCAAGTGCTACTGAACCACCACCACCAAGTCCGTCACCCGCAGTAACGGTTAATGAACTATTTGCCAGTTTGTTGTTTGCGATAGAACCAGCAAGTTGTGTATTCGATACACCACCAGTCTTAATACTTACCGCACCACTTGAAACTGCGAAGTCTGCCGTAGCAAAACTTGCAACACCCTTATTGGTTACTGTCGCATCTTCGCCTGTAATAGTAAATTTCTTAGATGCATCATTGAAAGATATATCAATACCCTGAGACGAATCACCAACAAACGTTAGTGTGTCAGTAGCTAATGCGATTGTACCCGCTGAGTCTCCATCGGGGCCAGCATTATCTACGGCAACTGCCATAGTAGTTGTGATTGCACTAGTAGATGTATTAGTGATCTGACCTTGTTCGTTTACAGTGATAACAGGAATTGCAGTAGCGGAACCATAACTGCCGGCGGTGACAGCTGTGTTAGTGATGGCGAGACTAACTTGGTTATTCGTTACTGTAGAGGTTATACCTGTTCCACCGGCAAACGTTAATGTTTCGCCAGTAGAGAATAAATCTGAGTCTGTTCCATCACTGATAGTGAAGTCAGATACGACTGCGCCTACTTGATCATCTACGTATTTTTTAGTAGCAGCGTGTTGATCACCACTTGGATCGGTAACATTAATGATCTTAGATGAACTAACATCAACATGAGCTGTTCCGTTTGGTGCTAGAACAAGATTTCCGTTCGTATTTGTTGTGCTGATTGTATTGAGATTAAGATCGAGGTTATCTACTTTTAAGTTGTCAATCTTTTTGTTAGCATCAACAATCAGTGCTGAACCTGCGGTAAGTGTACCCGCAGCATGATCCAACATACTGGTGAAATAAACACCACCGATAACACCGATGTTGTCCGCTTCGCCAGGCGTTGTTTCTGCGCCCCAACCTATAAATAACTTTTGATGTCCAGTGGCATAACTATATGCCATTTCACCTGAACGTAATGTCGAGGGAGAACCAGTAGTCCCTGAACGTTTTATTAGAATTTTACTTGCCATTAATATTGGCCTCCATTAAGATTTTGATCTTCTAAGTCTGTGGTTGCTATAAAGCTGGAAGATGTTTCATCATAAATGAGGACACTACCTTGCACTGCACCGGACGTATCAACTCCCGCCAAGTTGTTGATATTGCCAGTAGCACTGTTAATTCTTCTCACGGGACGACCTACAACAACTTTCTTTACTCTAGTCGTTCCGTTCGTAGTAACTATAACCGCCATCTTTCCTTTTCCCCTATCGTGTAACTGATGGGTTAACTTTTATTTTTCCTTCGAGGACACGTTCAATAATAATATTATTGTCTGTATCAACATAAGAAACTTCTACATCATATACGTAACGACCAGTCGTAACCAGTTGATCAGTTTGTTCGTTCGTCAGAGACAGGATGGCGATACCATCCGTTGGTGGATTGCCTAGGGCCGTAGTAAATTCTACTGTACCCTCTGCGCCAGCATTGTAATTTCTTTTCATTTTAGACGTGACTGTATGTGCAGTCAAGTCTTTCTTAGTACCGTCAGTATCCTGAAGGTGCAATTCAATTGCAACATCTGATCCTTGGTCTATATTGAAATCTTCGTATTCAGCCATTAGTCCCGTCTTTAAATATGTTTTCTTGCTTTATTTATAACAATTGGAATCTTTATTCCGACATTATTTCATCTATTATTTCTTCACGGAATAGTTGTGCAACAGGTGAGGTATCGAAACAAAAAGAAACCGTTTGTCGCCAACAGTTAGTCTCAGCAGCATGATAGAAAATCTTATCTTCTTCTCTATAACTACCGAAGTATCCTGCTTTCAATTGCCAACCCGGCACGTCTTGCATGACCACGATTTCACCTTTCTCTATATCCCAATACTTGAAACAACCATCACCTGTCTCACTGTATGTGAAAATCATATTCCATGCAGCTGCATTCGCATTGTTATGCCAAGCGATAAATCCGTCTTTAGGATACGCGGCAGATAATGCATTGTTACGACAACCCATGAAATTAATCATCTTGGTATTCGTTTCGGTCAACAACTTCATGAACTCAGAACGGAATCTCGCTTCGTCCGAAGATTCCGCATGGTCGTTCTTAAAGAATTTATGCAGTTTAGTATTAACTCGAAACTCGTATCCGTACATTGCATCTGGAAAACCTTCGTGTCTTTCACCCTGTGCAATAATTTCCTTGAGGTATTCTTCACCAGTGAACCAATCTTTTTTGTCTGACGCGTCTGAACACGTCAAGTGCATATACTTTTCGAACCCATCAAGTGCGCCAGCCTTCCTATAGTCATCAAGAATTTCAATTAACTCTGGGTTGTTAATAGGGATGGTTTGCATCCTGTAGTCTACTTCACTCATAAAATATGTCCGTCCTTATCCAGACCACACGAGTAATGTCTCAATACAACTTCACCATCTGGTCTCGTTTGTTGCCAATTAAATGCGTTATAGTAATTCCAACGCAAATCATCTTTAAATATTCCTACCTTCAGATCCTTGTACTTCGGATCTTTCTCAGTTAACCACCAAAGAGAGAACTGATCCCAAGACTTGAGACTGTCTGCATATCCTTCTGGCCACCAAGAGTCATTCATCTGTCTACGAGTCAGATCCCACCAGTCATCCATGAACTCACGGACAATAGGTTTAGTCATATCATACAGACAGACACCCCCACAAAGAGTAAACTTCGCATTCCCTTCGGGAGTACTAAAGTCTCGTTCAGCATAAATGTAATCACGATCATCGGTCAATTCAGAGAACATGACATCGTAGTCACCTAACTCATCGTAGACCTTTGCGATGTCTTCGTGTTCACATTCCATATCAGCATCAATATACATTGTTATATCATAAGGAGATTTCGCCATGCCCCATAGTTTGGCACGGTAGTGGTTGTCACAATGTATGATTTTATCTGCTAAGCTTCTTGCTCGTCCATCGATCATCCACGGTTCGCATACCAATGTGATATTAGCATCTTCATGATAATCACGAATAGAATCGATTAAGTTAATCGCATAAACATAAAAGTTTGGTTTGTTCGATGCGACAATTACAATGCCTTTACTCTTTTCCATCGACCGCTGCCTCTTCCAGAGCTATCGTATCTTGGAGAATCATAATCGCGTACATGTCAACTTCGATTCTACTCTTTGCACGTCTAAGTTTCGCTTTCAATTTACGGTTCTTCGAAGATTTTACTTCTTCTACTTCAAACGCTTCCATCTTATAGTTGAAGAGATCTTCTAGTTTACGTGCCTTAGCGTGTTCAACGTCACGTTGTTGTTTCTCTTCTTTCTCTTGTTTCTTGCGAACATGACGATCGGTCGTGTTGTCATCAACTAATTTTTCAGTTAATACTTCAATGACTTCTTCGTAATCCTCATTGGGATTACCTTCCTTATCAAGTTTATTCAGACGCATGACCTGTCTAGTTACTCGACCAATATCGTCTTCTAATTCTAAAATACAGTTTAGTTCGTTCTTATCTTCAGTTTCCCAAAACGCATTGTCTAACCATTTTCTACTGCTCATCTCAATCTCCTCAGTTGTTTCGATGATATATCGTGCAATTATTTATGCAGTTCGTAAGTACAGTGTATAAGTCTCTACAGTGGATGTACTTTGTCCAATTGTTGTTCCTGAGTAATTTCCTACAAAAGTTCTACCATAATCACCTGTGTAATCTGCGGTATAGTTTCCAAGGTAAGGTACGACATAATCGCCCGCATAGTTCCCTGTGAACGGAGTTATAGACTCTCTAGTATATGAAGATGTACGGAGTCTATTAAAATTACTGTTTCTCAATCTAGTATATATGGCCACAAAACCACGAGTATATACCGATGATCTATTTCTGGTATATGCGGAAACTCTGGTACGAGAATAATGAGCAACATAGTCTGCGGTATAGTTTCCGGTGAAATCACCTGCGTATGTACCAACACTTACTCTCAAGAAGTTTCCGACATACTCTCTTGCATAGTTGCCAGTATAGTTACCCGCAAAACTTGAGTCACGAACACGTGTAAACCCGCCTGCGTAAGTTCCGGTCGCACCTACAAAGTTTGCGTAAGTACGGGATCTAGCATATGAAGAAGGTCTTGTTCTACTATATGCAGATACTCTTGTGACGGTGAAGGCTGTTGTGTAATGAGATGTGTAATTACCTGTGTATTCACCAACAAAGGTTCTAGTGAAATCACCTGTATAGTTACCACCAAACACTCTGGTGAAATTGCCTGTGTAGTTACCACCAAATAATCTAGTGAAGTTTCCTACATAGTTACCACCGAAGTTTCTACTATAGGCACCAGTGTATTCTCCAACAAAACCACGAGTATAGTTGCCAATGTAATCACCAGCAAAACTACGAGAATAACTAGATACTCTAGTCCTAACCGATGTTCTCGTATAGTTACTTCCGCGAACTCGCGAGTAAACACTAGTACGTGTACGAGTATAGGCTGACGGTCTATTTTCATTACGCAGTCTGGTTGAAGTACGAGCATAACTACTCGATCGGACTCTAGTAAATAAAGACGTGTAATTTTCGATTCTGTTTCGTGCATAACTACTGGATCTGGTTCGTGCGTAACTACTGGATCTAGGCGTTATACGAGTTCTGGCGTATGCTGATGAACGAGTAACTGAACTGACACGTGTAGATATTCTTGTGTAGTTACCGACATAATCACCAGTATAATCTCCCGCAAATGTTCTACCGTAGTTACCAATGAAGTCCCCGACAAATGCGCGAGAATAGTTACCAGTATAATCTCCCGCGAATGCACGAGCATAGTTACCAGTATAATCTCCACCGAAGACTCGACTATAGTTTCCTACAAAGGTTCTACCGTAGTTACCAATAAACGTTCTCTGATAATTACCAGTGTAATTACCGGCATAATCACCAACGAAGCCACGGTTGTAGTTACCAACAAAACCACGCATATAGTTACCTACGTAGTTTCGACTGTAGGTACCAGTATAATCACCAACAAAACCACGTACATAATTGCCAGTATAATTGAATACAGAATTTCGGGTTCTAGTATAAACCAGAGTTGACCCTCTAGCGCGAGTATACACACTTACTCGACTTCTGGTAGAGTTTGTAATTCTGGTTCGAGTATATGCACTATAACGTGTTCTAGTTGATGTACGAGTATAGTTACTATTCCTAGCACGAGACGATACACGAGTAGAGGTACGAAGATAGTTACTGTTCCTAGTACGAGTTGATGTACGAACATAATTACTATTTCTAGTACGAGCTGAGATTCTCGTGGATGTACGAAGATAAGAACTATTCCTAGTGCGAGTCGATGTACGAGTATAATTACTATTTCTAGCACGAGATGATACACGAGTAGATGTACGGAGATAAGAACTAATTCTATTTCTAGTCGATGTACGGAGGTAAGAACTAATTCTAGTGCGAGTCGATGTACGAGTAGATGTACGGAGATAAGAACTGACTCTACTATAATCGGTAATACGAGTTCGCTGATAAGAACTTATTCTAGTACGAGTTGATGTACGAGTATAAGAACTGACTCTATTTCTTGCATACGCACCCGAATATGCACTGACTCTATTTCTAGTCGATGTACGAGTAGATGTACGGGTATAGTTTCTAGCACTAGTACGGGTAGATGTACGTGTATATGCACTACTTCTAGTACGAGTTGATGTACGAGTATATATGCTACTTCTGTTACGTGCGGACACTCTGGTCGAATAACGAAGATAGTTTCTTGTGCTAGTACGGGTAGATGTACGGAGATAACCAACAGTACGGTTAAACGATGTGTTCCGACTATAGTTACCTGTATAGTACGCAGTACCGCCTATATAATACAAGAAACGAGTGTAGTAGATTAGATTTGGATAGTAATATCTCGCAAAGGCTTGGGTTCGAGCGAATGATCCAGCCCTTGTGGATATACGTGTGTAAGCCGCGTTGCCAATATAATATGATGTTCTACTGTAATTACCAACGAAGTTACCGGCAAATCCTCGAGCATAGTTACCAGTGTAATTACCAGT